GTTCGCTCCGTGATCCGCACGGTGCTGAATGACTTGATACGGAAATTGGACTCCCGCCCCATTGGGAGTTCGGACTCCACCAGTGATTTGAAGGCCATTCTGGAAACAGTGCCGCGCAGAAAGAGGGGGTAAGATCATGGCTAAGAAATCAGGTCCAACACCAAAAGGATATGTCAAGGTTCTCATCAATATCCCTATTGCCTATGTTGCCGTGATGAAAGCCAAGAACGCAGAATGTGGCGGGCATTATTCTGTGAGTGAGCAAATCAGAATTGCCATACGCGGACATTTATGCGGATTGATATATATTAGTCTGCTCAAATCATAGTTCGGCTGACGCTGCGCTCACCCCAAAGTGCGGGGTGGCTTGGTCAGCCGAATGGGCGAGCGTAAGGAACGCAGTAATTCGGCTTGCTAAAAGGAAAAACGAGATGCAAAAATTCATGTGTAATGTATGCGGTAAATTGCATGGCTTGTTCAACGAAGCCGCACTTTGTCACCCTGACGTGGTAGTAAAAGAATTTCCGGACTTGCCTGACCGCGCCGCCGAACTACTGCGTGCACCCGTCCAATCCGAGCATCCTTGCCCTGATTGCAATGGTGACGGTCTTTGTTTGTATAAAGACGGTATGCAAGAGTGTGTTCGTTGCATGGGGTCGGGCAAGGATAACCGCTCGGATGGCGGGTGACGCTCGCCCATTAGAAAGCCCAGGCCAACATGCTTGATAGCCAAGTGAGAAAACCAATTCAAGAAGCCTTTCCCGCCTTACAGTCTGGGCGTGAATTAGTTTGGTTTTCTTGCGGCGCTGCCTCGGCTTGCACGGCAAAATTAGAAGTCGAGAAAAATCCAAACGTGGAGCTTCTCTATTGCAATACTTTGCCCTTTGAGCATCCAGATAATCCGCGCTTCATGGCCTGTGTTGAAAAATGGACTGGCAAGGAAATCAAGATTTTGCAGTCCGAGAAATACACTGATATTTTCGATGTTTGGCGAAAGCGTAAATTCATCTTATCTGCGCCTCCTGCGAGAATGGCAATTTGCACAATTGAACTCAAGCGAGCAGTCCGCGAACAGTATCAATCATTTGGCGATGTACACGCGTTTGGTTTTGGCGTGGATGAACTCGCCAGGATTGCCCGCTTCGAGCGCGATAATCCAGAGATTGCGCTTACATGGCCTTTGCGTGATGCTGGAATGAACAAACAGGATTGTCTAAATATGCTCATGCAGGCAGGCATAGAACTTCCTGCCATGTATAAGCTGGGTTATAAAAACAATAATTGCATTGGTTGCGTGAAAGGCGGTAAAGGATATTGGAACAAAATCAGAGTAGATTTCCCCGAATATTTTTGGAACATGGCGCGATTTGAGCGCGAGATAAACGCCAGAGTTTTCAATGATGTCTGGCTTGACGAACTTCCACCTACAGCAGGCCGCTATGAAAGCGAATATGAGATTGAGTGCGGGCCAGTCTGTGGGGCATTTCCAACAACGCGTGCAGCGGATGGCTGAAAAGCGCCACCGCTAACGCTTTCCGTTAGCCGCCCACTGGCTCAACGTGGGAGAAAAGGAAACGACAATGATTGAAGATTTGAATAAGCGCTTTACCTATCACGCCCCGAAAGAAAACCAGCCGCAGAAGTATGAGAATATCCGCAAGAATGCGCTGGCATTTGCTGAATTGCTGAATGAGATGTGTCCTGATTCGCGCGAGAAGTCATTAGCAATAACGGCTCTCGAAGAAGCGGTAATGTGGGCAAACGCCTCCATTGCCCGCAATGAGGCATAACATGGCGCAGATCACCCAAGAAGAATTATCTCGAAAGTTGAACAAAAATGGCTGGGCGTGGCATTTGGTCAGCACCATCACGCCCGGAATTGTGCGTATCCAAATGGCAGATGATGGCGAAGAAGAAAGTAATTGGCGCAAATGTGTTGAAGCGCCAACTCTCGAAGAAGCTGTCATGGAAGCGGAGAAATTAGTCAATAGTATCAACGCTTATGAATATGGGCGCCAAGTCAGTGAGGGCGGCTAACACAACGTGCAGGCGACTTGGGGCGGGCTGGCGTACTGAAAGCGAAGGTAACGCCGCCCCAAGCGCCTAACGCAAACCGTTCTACCGCCTCTTGGCAAAAGGAGAAACATGGAACAAGAAGAGTTAGATAAACGATTGAAAAAAAATGGCTGGGATTGGTTTTTATTCTCAAATCTCACGCCTGGCATTGTCCGCTTGCAAATGGGTGCGGAAGTTGAAACGCTCACAGAATGGCGTAAATGTTTTGAAGCACCAACCCTCGAAGAAGCCGTAATAAATGCGGAAGCGTTTATAAGTCAGATAAGCGCATCCGAATATTACAGGCAGTTGAATCAAGATAGTATCAATCGCGCAACATTACGCGCGTGGGATTTGTAGGCGGTAGAACAATGCGTGCAGTGGACAAGAACGGGCTGGGCTTTTTGGACAGGTTCTACAAGTCCTCCCGTTCTTGCCACTAACGCTTGCCGTTGGGCTTCTGAGAAAGGTGAATGATGGCAGAGAAAATGATTACCTACTTTGGCGAACCCGCCCGCGTTGCATGTGATGAATTATGCACAAAGGCATGGGGTATCAATAATCGTCCGAAAGTCGAATTGAGCGACGACGAAGACGATTACGAATATCTCGCAGACAGCGAATTACCCGAAGCACCCGCAGACCCTGGCACGTATGAAGGCGGGCGCAGGGCGTTTTCAATTCCTGCACCATTGGGGTGATTTTGCAACAGACGGTTTTCGCATCCATCTGGACTCCTCCCTCACCCGCCGCACGATCAAGGATGTGGAGGCCCCGGACTTCTCCGCCCCCTATGCACTTCCCTCCCCCATCCCAATATTGGGCAGGTTAGGGCTTTGGAACCCGCCACCGAATATGCAACTTCCATCATCTATTACAAACAGGCTGAAATAAGCCTGTTTTTTATTGGGGGAATTTATAGAATATATGTTCTAAATATGATATAAGTTGTCCATACAATGGGCTTGACTACGCTTCACAACCTGTTATAATTGGGGTTGTAAAGCGTTGGCGTGTAGTTTGACAATAACCCCCAAACATGGAAAAGAAAAGAGGCTATAAACATGAAAACAAATGAAATTCCCGCAATTAGAACCGAATCACTTCTCGCTGATGAGTTGAGTGAAAAAAGAATCGGCTACAAAGTGGTCTGCTCAAAAAATACGAAGTCATTCTCTCCTGCCACGTCATCTGCGCTACAACGTATCACATACCGGCTCCATCGAGAGACCCGTCAGATACGCGGCGAGTTTGGCCCGTTGGCAGTGTTTGACACGCTCGAACACGCAGAGAGGTTTTTCGTGGATTATGGCGACCACATTCTGCGGGTGGAATATGAACCGTCGGATGAGGACGAGTTGTGGAAGAAAAACCCGCCATCTTTTGTAAAATCATGGCGCGGCTATTCGGCGCAATCAAATGGCACAAGTGAAAAATCCCTGGACACCTGCCCAGCCGGGACAATACTGGCGTCCTCGGTCTATGTGTTGGAGATCATAAAATGACAATGATTCCACAAATCATAGAACTGTATCTGCGGCTGGACGGCGAATTCGCCTCTCATAAATATGAGGAAAGTTATGAGGCGAGCTGGACATGGAAACCCGAGGACATTGCATACCTCGAACAGATCAAAACAATTGACGACCTGGGCAACTATGATCACAACAATGATTACCTCTGTGCGCTCGCTTATGACTGTGCCCTTGCGATGGGACTATCAAAGTGGGATGCCATGAGCGTCGCTAACGATCACTAATACATGGAACAGAAAAGAGGAAATAGACAATGCCTAGAACAAGACAATTAGTTCCCTGAAAGAGGTCAAAAAAAAGGATGCCCGAAGGTGCTAATTCCATCATGGACATTGGGGCTGGGGATGGCAGGGTGCTGAAATGGCTGGCGGAAAAAAGCAGGGATGTAAAACCGTGTATAATCAACCCAGGAGCATAACCCATGAAAAAAACGAAACCAACCACCCCCAACCCATCCACCCTGAAATCGCGCCGGCGCTATCTGCTTCTGGATGCCGTGGCACGCCGGGTCCTGAATGACTCTAACGTATCGTGGTCGTCCGTGGGATCGGAGTTTACCGGCAGACTCCTCCCCGCCAAAGGCGACACCCTATCCACCATCACGGAGAAGGAAGTTCGCTCCGTGATCCGCACGGTGCTGAATGACTTGATACGGAAATTGGACTCCCGCCCCATTGGGAGTTCGGACTCCACCAGTGATTTGAAGGCCATTCTGGAAACAGTGCCCCGAAGGAAAAGGGGATAAACAAGATTAGGGTATCGTGGCACAATCAGCCACGCCTAAAAGGAGAAACATGGAACAACTTACCAAGTCAGTCGAAAGAAATTGCCATCACAACAACACGGTGGTTTATAGCCGCATGATCTCGCGTGCCACACGCGAAGAGCCAGCCGAATATTTAGAGTGGGGAATTTGCAAGGACTGTGGCAAGCTGCTGGACTATTCCGATATTCCTAGCGACGCTGAAATCACAGATGGCGACAACGAACCATCAATACGCGGAATGCCTAGTGAGTTTTATGATTGAGCGCCACCGGACAAGAATCCGCACCCTCGTAAAATACCAACGGCCCCGCATGGAACGGGGCCGTTGGTGTTTCTGGAACTCACCCTGATATGGGAGTCGGGAGGGCAGGCTAGGGGGGGTAGCCTGCCCTCCCTTCTTTATTTTATGCGGATTGGTGTATTTGTCAAGAGTTTGGCAAGGGAATGCGCCGTCTGAGTAGTTGCACAACCCTTGACATATTAGAAAATCCATACTAAAATCATTCCATAGTAACGACCTATATCCTAACTCATGGAAAAGAAGGATGAAATGACAAAAACAAAAAACACAGGACGTGGCATATCCACCCGTAAGCGGGAAATCCGCGACGCTCTCATGGGTAAAAAAACCGAAACTCAAATCATGCTTGGTGAAATTAAGATAATGATGGGGGGTGGCACATTGGAATATCATACTTGGTTTGATCGTACATATAAACTTCGTGCCGCAGGGGATCAGGAAAAGTACGAGCAGGTGATCCGCAGGAAATACCTGTACCTGCTGAAAAAGACTCAAGTCCCATCCCCTGCCCCACTTCCAATAACTGACCACCTCCCACCCCTGACTGCATCCAATGTCCTGAGTGATTGGATGTGCGCCAACTGGCATTTGATCCCGGAAGTGAGCTTCTAATGGCACTCGATCACACTTCCATCAGCCCTGACCTGACTTTCAGGCAGTCCGAGATCGATCCCGTTATCCGTGATTATGTCTGCGCCGTCTGTCATCTCGACCTGGCTGTTCAATACATCCCCAACCATGAGCGGGTATTCATCGTTTGCCCCGATCATGGGAATGTCTGCCTAAGCGGTCGCGTCATGCGCTCCACGGTCTCGATCCAGATGGAAAACTCCGTCCGTGATTATTACACCATGTTATCCGCTCTCCCCGACCTGTTTGGCAATATCTGGATGAACGGCATCCCTCGCGACCAGGCCTCTCGGATCGCGCATGTGTCTGTTTGCGCCCTGTGCGGGAGTCCTCTGGCTATGCAGTGTATTTGGGATGAGGATAAGCGTAAGATCCTGCCCGATATAGTCAGCCTGATGTGTTCCTACTCGCATGGCAATGTTGGCCTGAACGGGATTGGATTCGTCCATCAATCGGATTACATTTTCGTCCCGCCCGTTGAGATACGCAGGGTAGAAAGACTCCGCCGGGATCTTCCCCAAAAACAACCATTGGATTTTAGCAAGCATCCGAAGTCTGCCGCCTTTGAAAAATTGGGCGTAATTTCCTTTGGGAACGGGCTGGAGTCCAACAGGAATGGCTCTGACCATTTTCGGGTGATGGTATCCAACAGAAACTACCCTACCCTGGCGAAACAATTCGGAAAGGAACTCGCCCGGCTCACTGTCCGACTCCCATCCCCCTCCATCACTGCGTCCCTGCACACGTCTTTGGAGTGCTACCGCAAAGGAGCCATGATCGCAAAGGCTGTCCGTGTCGAGGATGGGTCGTTTCGGTGGGAATATTACAGGGACCCGGATACACATGAGATTGACATTCGGGGCGGCCGCTCCCTCACTTTGGCCGGCCTGAGAATGTCCAATAAAGGCGTTGATCTGGATGTGCCCATTTATAAAGACTCGAAGGGCGAGGGTCATCCCCTGCAACGTGTGGCGCGTATGCGCCTGGTCATCCCGGAACTGGCTGAGTTGAATGGATCGCCCGTTACCGGGTATTTTGAAATGTCATTCAAGGACGATGATACAACCGTTATTGAGGAAGGAGTCCGTATTGCAAAACAACAAGGGAATACCGAGGGGTTGATGTTGAACGAAACACCCCTGACCCTATCCCTGAGGGATGGGCGGGTATATATTCAAAAAGGAGAATAACATGCCACAATCTCACACAGAGACCAGAAACGGGATCACCGCCACCGTCTGGCCGTCCCCATTCAGCGCAGCCCAATGGTGCATTATCGTCACCAAAGGCGGCAATATGCTCACCGATACAGTGAGTGCGTCTGATCAAACAGACGCGGTAAACCTGGCTTTTGAAAAAGGGATTGAGCAGGGAATAGGAGAATAAAATGACTGACATAACCGTTATAGACGAATTGGTATCAAAAAGGGACGCGGCGCGGAAGGAAGAAACCGCATCGAAGGAACAACGCACAGCACAGGCACAGGAGTCGATTGCCAACGATGCGCGGGATGAAATCGGGAAGGACGGCCTGGGCTGGCTTCTGGATTATGGAAGGGAGTTGTTATCCGTGGACAGTAAAGGGAATGGGGTTTTTGAGTGGACTCTCTCCCCGAAAGGGATAAGGGAATTGAATATTTGCCCGGTCCAGATTGTGGCAGAAAGGCCTTTCGGCTGGCGGGCGGACTTTCGTTCGAATGAGGGCGTTCCCTTCCTATCCCTTCGCTTCGAGGTATTAAATTCAAATGGGATTTTCTCAACCATCCAAAATAAAGACGAGTGGTTGACCCGCGCCAGGGATGAGTATCAGCACTATAACTCTCTCGTGGAGTATGAGGCGGCCCGGAAACTGACCGTCGAGGATGGGTATCCATTCAATGCGTACTATAACGAGGATGAGGAAAAGGCACGCCTGCATTATGAAAAACTATGCCAGACCGCGCCTGGCATGATGGAGTCGTGGGATAAGGAATACAAGGAATATCAGAAAGAGATCAATAAGATCAAGACCGATAAACAGAAGACGGCCGAAGAGGAGTCCGCTCATCAGAAAGTGAAAGACTCCTATCGCAAGGCGTGGGGGGAATACAAAGCGGCTGCCCTCGCTGTCTATGCCCACAATGAGAAGATTATCCAGGAGGCACAGGCGGAATTTCGAAAGACGGCCACTCTCTACGAATTGACTTATGGAGTCGTGGCCCTCGATGCGGATGAGAAATATGTCGAGACCCGTACCGTGTGGGTAAAGACGATGGGCACAAAGGAAGGCATGTTCACCCTGCTGGATGGGGACATTATCAAGTATCACCATCCCATATCCCTCCGCAAGGTCGAGGCCGGCACGGAGGATGGAGCCAGTTATGTCCACACGTTCTATCTGGCTGAAAATCCAAACGGAGTCCCTGGTTACAACGCCCGCATACAATACCTGTTCGGGATCACCACCGAGGAGATGATCCGGGAATCCTTGACGGCCAGGGGCTTGAAGGAATATCCCGCCCAACCGGATAAGCCGGATGAATTGCAATGGTTCGAGGCGGAATTGATTCAGGGCGAGAAGTCCGAGGTTGAAGATGATCGATAAGAAAAAGACTCCCCGCCCCTATTATGACCTGGCCCGGCTCGTTGCGATATACCGGGCTGTGGAAGAGTACAGGCAACAGCATGGGGGGGACAACCCCTCCATGCTGGATATTGTGAAGTTGGGACTGGCATCCACGCCGGGAATGGTGTCTTATTATTACAGGCACATGCAGCGCATGGGGATGATAGGGCGCACCTTCCATCGATCCCGATCCGTACAGCTTCGCCCTTTGGAGGAAGCGGATCCGGCTATTTTGGAACATTTGAAAAAGGAAAAGGAATAAAACATGGCTACAATTAATTGGAATATGTCGAAACACGAATTTGAATTGATCCTTAAGATAGCAGTTCGTGCCAGGGAACTAACAAAGGATACGGAAATTCACGCCAGGAAAGATACTCTTGAAATGGATGTCGCAGCCTGTCACCTGAATGGTTGCCCACTGCGATTGCAGGAGTTATTGGATGCCGACAATGGAAACTTTGCCCATGACGTATTTGGCATCCAAAAATATATTGACCGCAAGACCGGGAAGTTGATGGACTGTTTCGATCCCCGTTACTCTGTCCCGGAGAATGCGGTTGAGGAGGTATCCAATGAAAAAGTTTAAGGCCGTTTGGGTGGACGGGGATGGTAAGGTTGTCCTGGGCGTATTGACCAATCTTGTGAACGCAGGGGATGAGGCGCGTTCCAAGTCGGCTATGGGTTTTTTGGCCTGGGTGCAGGATGAGGAAAATAATAAGGTGGAGATATGATCCAGCCCATACGTCCCGACCCGGACGAGGAAAAAGCCGTCGAAATAGGTACTTACAAGGGATACACCTTGATCCTGACCAGCAAGGAGCGCATCCTTGTATTGATCTATGATTTGACGTATCCCGCCTATACCCTGCCGGATGCCAAGAAGCTGGTGGATGATCTTATGGATTCTCGCAAGAATTGAAATGGGGGTTGCAAATTTTTTCTTTCACCTGTATAATCCCTGTTGGATGCAGTGACAGAAATGTCACTACCAACCGGGATCCTATATCTCGGTTGGTTTTTTTATTGACACAATCAGCCAAGTCGTGATAGGATAGCAGGCATAATACATATAGCATCCACTATATAGGAGATTAGATCATGATAGCAATACCCGACCTGCAATGGTCAACAGCCAAAGAAATTCAAACAAAAAACGGTCCGCGCATGTTGCGAACCGCTGAGCCTACCCCCGATTTTTGGGAGTCCTGGCGCTCAAACAAAGATGCTCTTAAATTATTGGGAGTATCCTGTTCGCGCGATGAACGCTCCGGCGAATGGAAAATATGCTGGTGGCAGGAACTTACCGCCGAAACAAAACAGGAGCGCGCCGCATCGGTAGAGGCGTCGCGTGCCGTAAACGCAGAAATCGAACTTCCAAAACCGGATGGGCTGGATTACATGCCTTTCCAACGTGCCGGTATACGATATGCGCTTGATCGCCAAAATGTTCTAATTGCCGACGAAATGGGACTCGGTAAAACCGTAGAGACAATCGGCATTATCAATGCAGACCCAGCCATTGCCAGCGTAGTTATTGTTTGCCCCAAATCCCTAAAGCTCAACTGGAAAAGGGAACTGGAAAAATGGCTTACCCGCCCGCTTTCGATTGGTGTGGTAAACAATTCATGGCTCGCCTCAGATATTGTCATTCTGAACTATGAAGCGACTGGTAAATTTTCTGAACAACTCAAGGCGCATGAGTGGGATGCGGTGATTGTAGATGAATGTTTTGTTGGAAATACTCTAATCGAAACCATCGAGGGTTCATGTCAAATAAAAGATTTACACCCTGGTATGCGCGTTGCGTCCTTCAATTTTTCAAGTAATGCGGTGGAATACAAAAAGATTTTGTATGTGAATCATCGACCAGCACCAAATATTTTATACAAAGTGGCTGGAAATGTAAGCACAGGCAACCATCCATATTATACAGAGGAGAGCGGTTATGTTAAGGCAAAGGAAATCTGTGGAAAGACTGTGCGAGCGTTGCGAAGTGTTATTTACAACCCCGTCAAAGGGGAAGAATACCGCACGTTTTTGTTCGAGGAGATGCGTCAATATGGGAAACTCGTACGGCAAGAAACAAGTGCACAAAACGTACACGGCGACATGTCAGGAATGCGGGAAGGAGTTTATTCGAAGGGTTTTTGGACTCAGGTTTTGCAGTACGTATTGTTCTGCAATTTGGAGAGTAAGAACCATTATCCATCCAGCCAAAAAGAACCCCAGCACTTTTCGAGAAAAAATTTCGAGCGGATTGAAAAGGGCTCATCACGAACGTCCTGGGTGGGCAAAAGAATCATCGAGGCGGATGAAAGAAAACAATCCAATGCTCAACGCCGACGCGCGCGAAAAAATGAAACAATCACTGACCGGGCGTACGTTTTTGGCGCGGGGAGGAAACGGAACGATTACGAGCCAACAAAAGAAACTTTTGAGCGCATTAGGATGGAGCGAGGATTGGTTAGAATATCCAATCAAGACGGCTTTAGCAAGCAAGAAATTCAAATCGCTTCCGAATTGCTACAAGGTGGACATAGCCAGCCCGAAACACAAATTAGCCATAGAGGTAGATGGCAAAACTCACAAACTGAAAAAATGGAATTTTCTGGACAAACGAAAGACGGAGATTTTGAATTATTTAGGGTGGACGGTATTGAGATTTACGAACGAGGAAGTGGATCAGAATTTGAGCAGGTGTGCTCAGACGGTTTTGTCTACAATATCGAAGTAGAGGACAATAACAACTATTTTGCAAATGGAATATTAGTCCATAATTGTCACTACATCAAAAACAGCAAGGCACAGCGCTCTAAAAATGTAAAATCAATACCATCACGCAGAAAAATCAGATTGACCGGGACACCAATCGTCAATAGGCCGATTGAACTTTATAACATCATAGAAGATTTACATAATGGTTTTGGTTCGTTTTTCTCGTTTGCCAAACGCTATGCCGGCGCACACAAAAATGGCTTCGGTTGGGACTTCTCAGGTGCTCAAAATCTGGATGAACTGCAAAAACGATTACGAGAAACAATCATGGTGCGCCGTTTGAAAAAGGATGTACTCACAGAACTCCCACGGAAAATCCGTCAGATTGTGGAGGTGGAAGCCGACACTCCCGCCGCAAAACGGGCGGTAAAATCAGAACAGACTCATGAATCTGCGTCCGAAGAGAGACTGTCAAATCTCCGCGTATCTGTTGAGTTAAGCAAGGCGGAATCAGAGGATGCGTATAAATCAGCAGTTGCACGCTTGACAGAGGCGTCGCAGGTTGATTTTACTGAAATGGCCCGCTTGCGCCACGATACTGCTATGGCAAAAGTTCCCGCTGTGATAGCGCATATTACAAACGCGCTGGATGACAATGACAACAAAATTATTGTCGCCATCCACCACCACGATGTAGCCGCCGCGCTTATGGATGGCCTGGCAGAGTTCTTTCCGGTTATTTTGACTGGCGAAAATAGCGAACAGGAACGAACTGCATCAGTGGACTCATTTCAAAACGATCCGAAGGTGCGCGTGTTTATCGGCTCGATCACTGCCGCAGGAGTTGGGATCACCCTGACAGCTTCCTCGCATGTAGTGTTTGCCGAATTAGACTGGGTGCCGGGGAATATCTCGCAAATGGAGGATCGCGCTCATCGTATTGGTCAAACCGAAACGGTACTGGTGCAGCATATCGTATTATCCGATAGCCTGGATGCACGGATGGCAAATGCGATTATTTCAAAACAAAATGTGATAGACAATGCGCTTGATATTAACCATCCCGAACGCTCCGCGCCGGTGTATGAGCCAAAAAATAAAAGCGCATCTCATGGAGCGTCAGTATCCGAAATAGAGAAAATTGCAGAGACATTATCAACCGAACAATGTGCAATGATACATAATCAATTGCGTTATCTCGCCGGCATGGATGCCGACCACGCCAGCAGCTTGAATGGAATTGGATTCAACAAAATAGATACGCAGATTGGTCATGACCTGGCCGGGCGTGAGTGGCTTACTCCTAAACAGGCTGCGCTTGGAATTAAAATCTGTAAGAAATACCATAAACAGTTGATTGATTGGAAGGCATAAAGATGAAACTTTCAGAATTTCTGTCAGATGTTGGTCGCCCTGTCGCGTTTTATCCAACCCTGGTGAAAGCCTTTGGGGATCGAAATGAGGCGATATTTATTTGCCAAATGGCCTATTGGCGCGGCAAAGGTGAAAGTGAGGATGGCTGGATTTATAAAACTTCCGACGAAATAGAGGCCGAAACATCACTAACATATAAAGAACAAACCAACGTCAGAAACGGGCTGAAAAAGAAAGAATTGCTCAAGGAAAAACACGTCCGCACCGAGCATAAAATGTATTTTCGGGTCGATTGGGATAAGGTAAATTCTTTGTGGGGGCAGTTTACCGATGGTAAGGTGGTGCATATTACCAAAAGTAAACTGCCACCCTCCCCAAAGAAGGGTGGCAGTTTACCCGTTGGCATTTCGTTAAATAGTAATACAGAGAATACAGCAGAGAATACAACAAAGATTAAAACCAGCGTGGAGAAACCCGCAAAACCACCGACACCGCCCGAAGTAAAGCTATTCCGGGAGGCGACTGGCCGATACCCCGCAAGATCATCATTTACAACCGTTGTAGATGCCATCCAAAAAATAGGAAAACGTCTGGGGCGGGATGTGATTTGTGATGATCTCAAACCATTTTTGACAGATTGGACTGACCGTGGGTGGAATCCAATGAATCTAGCATGGTTGAAGGAATGGGCAGTAATTGGCTCGATTCCGACAAATGGAAAGAAACCTGCTTTCCAACTGCGGGAGTCCGCGAACCGCGCCGCCCTTGCTACAATGAAATTTGACGATGAAGGGAATCTAATCTAATGGCAACGCAAAATAAAATAAGGGATTTGCTAAACACGCTTGTTTCCCTGCCTAATGCCCCTGAGATCAGCGCGGATGTTGTACGGGAATATCATGCCGTTTTGGGGCACTGGCCGGATGAACTGCTGGATATGGCCGTTCTGCATTACAAAAGTTCTGAGGTCTTTTTTCCCACCCCCGGCACTCTGAACAATAAGATACTCGATCTGCAATTCATGGCGATGGGCATCCCCACTGCGGCGGAAGCCTGGAGTCAGGTCTTGGGCGCGGTTAGGCAAGTCCCGACTGTGCTTTGTGAAACTGGCTCACAATTACGAACGGCAGCCGAGGGCAGGATAGGCGGCGAATACATGAGCGCAATTGCGGATTATTCCATCCACTTCCGAAACTGCGAAATATGCACAGATGGCGGATGGAAGGAAATCTACGACCACCCGGTGGTTGCTGAAACGGTGCGACTGCTTGGGGGACGGGATATGCTGCTAACCGACAACCTGGCCGCAGATCGTAAGCAGTTCATTGACGCCTACCGCGAACGGGTTCAGATCGAGGGTCGCAAGTTTATTATGCCCCCGAAGATCAGGGATTTTATCGCAGACCAGCGCTTACTTGAGGTCGGCGATCAGGTAAAACAATTGGCGAAAGGAATGTCCAAATGAGCGAACCCGTACCTGTATTGATTGCCCGTAAACACCTGCTTGAAAAGCAGGAAAGCGATAACCCTGACAAGGATTATTCGGCTGATTGGCTTGAACTGGCCGGCCTGTTTGATGAGGTTGAGAGTCGGGTTAATGCCCACTATTGCAGGATCAAGGCTGGCGTAATCCAGAAGGCGAAACCCAAGAGGGAATCCCCCGTCAGGGATCAGGGAGAATTTGACTGGCAGAGTCGGGCAGATATTGGGGATGCTGAATGAGTACAATGATATTCCGACCTGAGGTTAGAGATGGATTGTGCCGTGCGGCGATCATGCTGGCACGCGAGAGAAGTAATACTATCTACACGATTACGACGACCCAGTTGGTAAATAATCTAATCCACGTTAGCAATACGGCTGACGAATAAAAAAATAGGAGATACACAATGACCACAGTAAACAACACCAACGGCAAGGCAATTGATTTCGAAGCGGCATTCAATTTGATGGATGACGAAATCTGCGAAACTCTTGCAAACGATGGCAATGAGCGAACCGAGCAGGAATTTTTCTCGGCTTACGAGAAAGCCCACGAAGCAAAATACGGCGAAGAGTGGGAGCTCAGCAAAGCAAATCCTGTCTGGTAAATCATCGTCTGCTTACTGGTGAAAGTCCAGTTCTGGTAAGGGTCAGGCCGCCAGATAGCAGGCAACCGATGCAGTCGGGCGACTGATTGTGTCGAAGCGTTGTAACTCCCAGAGAAAGGGAAGCAAAACAATAGCCCGTAACATAAAGTGAAACTTGCAGCACCGACATGTTAGCCCCGAAAGGGGAAAAAGAGAGAGCCGAGCCTGTCACGCATGGCGAAGGCAATAGAAGCGGTCAAGAACCTGTAAATCAGCCGTGAAGAACTCTCCGGTGTAGAGAGTATGGGATGTTGCGACAGCAGACGATGGACGGCATATAACCGTTCTAACAGAAGGTATAAACCGAAAGGAGTAAAGGGATGAAACAAATAACATCGTTGTCAACCGAGCGAGTTGCGAGGTTCCGGGAGTTTGTAGATAAGTGGACACACCTCGGATTGTCCACCAAGCCGGCTAACCACCCAGGGGCTGAGGACGCTCTGCGAAGGGCGTATCAAGTGGCCGGCCTGACACCTCCAAAATTTATTGTGTGGATGAAAAGCCCGCGCGACGCAGTCTTGGCATGGGCTTTGATCTTGTCCTGGATAGTTGACGACCAAGTGAGCGACCAAGTGAGCGCCCAAGTGATCGACCAAGTGCGCGCCCAAGTGATCGACCAAGTGCGCGACCAAGTGAGCGACCAAGTGAGCGACCAAGTGCGCGCCCAAGTGAGCGCCCAAGTGAGCGCCCAAGTGCGCGACCAAGTGCGCGCCCAAGTGCGCGCCCAAGTGATCGACCAAGTGCGCGACCAAGTGAGCGACCAAGTGAGCGACCAAGTGCGCGCCCAAGTGAGCGACCAAGTGCGCGCCCAAGTGCGCGACCAAGTGATCGACCAAGTGATCGACCAAGTGATCGACCAAGTGATCGACCAAGTGATCGACCAAGTGAGCGACCAAGTGTTCGCCCAAGTGAGCGACCAAGTGATCGACCAAGTGATCGACCAAGTGATCGACCAAGTGATCGACCAAGTGCGCGCCCAAGTGAGCGACTATATCCAACAACGCTGGTGGTGGACCGGCTGGGGCAATCAGGAATGGTGGTTGTCCTGGATCGATTACTTCGGCTCCGCCGTTGGAATATCGGCAGAAAAAATCCATCCATTACTTGATCTCGCAGAACACGGCCATTGGTATTGGCCGATGCAGGGTATCGCCGTGATGTGTGAAAGACCTTTGGCTATTCGGCGCGACGGACGCGGAAGATTGCATTGCGACGATGGACCGGCAGTGGAGTACGAAGGCTGGACGATCTATGCCGTGGATGGAATGGGGATCCCTGATTGGATCGTGGAGTGTAAGGACCAGATCACACCTGAACGCATCAACGCCGAAAAAAACGCGGAAATTCGCAGGATCATGATGCGCTTCTATGGTTGGGATCGCTGGCTGGAAAACGTCAAGGCGAAACTTATTGACCGGGATCCAGACCCCACCATTGGGGAGTTGTGGTCATTCAAAGACGTGGATGGTGTGACCGTGAAAATACTTAAGGTTCGTAATGGCACAAGGGAAGTAGACGGATACCGCAGCTTTTCTTTGCGCGTGGACTCGGATTGCGAGACTGCACTCAAGGCAAACAGGTGGACATATCCTTCCTGTCGTCAAATGTCGGAGCAAGATTACCGTATTCTAAATTCTGCAAGATCATAAAAAGGAGATCAGCAATGAACAAGACTCAGAAAATCAAGTCAAATACTTTCGGCGCAATCCAGGGCGACGTTCCGATCCTGCGGGTAGGTGCTATTCCTGCGGATGCCAGGCCAACCAAGAACCGCCGCGTGGCAGAAGGTGAAACCACCGGGCACAACCACGAAGTGAGAGGCGAAGTCCAGATGTATGAAAACCTGGCTGGCTTTTACTTCGAGGTTGCCACAAGCAAGAAGGTGGAGATCGTGCATACCCCGGGTGGTGAACATGCCACGATTGAAATGACTCCGGGCCTGTACTTCGTGCCCCGTGAAGCACAGGTGGAATATGACGGCAAGAAGGAACGGCGCGTATTGGATTAGTTGAAGTAATGATCGTTCAACCGTGGTAGGGGGAGGGCGGGTAACTGCCCCCCCCCTACCACGACGGTGCTTTCTTATGGCAGCAGTCCCATTTGTTCATAGCAATTTCGAGCGAGTTGCAAACGACTTTTACCCAACAATTGATAGCCGTTGCGTTTATGGTTTTCTCGAACACTTTGCGCCTGATGGTTTATGCGTTGATGTGTGCGCTCCCGATGGAAGCGGAATCGTTGACACTCTGAAAGCGTGTGGCTATAAAGCCGATGGATTACCAGACGCATTTGCTGAAAATATTACCGCTCAATGGATAATAGCAAATCCGCCATACAAGCGCGGTCTGGTTGATGAAATTATCAATCGTCAAATTCAGCGGTTAGAGAATAAAGAAGTTTATGGGCTTGCAGTTTTGCTCCGTTCAAACTTCGACTTTGCTAAAGGTAGAAAGGCAATGTTTGACCATCCTTTATATTATGGTCAAATCAAACTTCGCTTTCGTCCGTGGTGGAGTGAAGATAGAACGGCACAGCCAATTCATAATTACGTTTGGCAATTGTGGAAGATAAATTCATCTAGCCCAGTAGTTCTGTTTGCAAATGGTCTGCCGCCTAACAAAGGAAATTAGGAAATGGGAAAAGTTAAATATAACGTAAGCGAGTTGATTGGAATTTCCGTTAGAAGGGAGCATAACATTATGGCTACTCTAAAATCGCCCAAACGAATCCAACGCAAAAGGATTTCCGGCTGGCATAACCCCCCGTCTACACGGTACTGCGGACGCGGGACTCGATGGGGAAATGTTTTTCGGATAGGGGGCCTATATCCGTGTGAAGATAAGAATCTGACTCGTGATGATGTATTGCTATTGAATCGCATGAGCCTTGAAATTCTGCTGAGGGATATGGGTGTGGATCGATTCGTCAGGGAATATCTTTTGCCCCTGAGTGGTTATAGACATCTATCCTGCTTCTGTCCCAGGACTCTCCCTTGCCATGTAGATCTGTGGATTGATTATCTGAGACTCTATCGCCCTGAGATCGAAATGATGAAAAAACAGGGCACGGTGCTTACCCCTTGATAAAATATGCCCCAATCCCGCTCAAAATCGCGGAATCAACCTGTTTTTTTCCCCTTGTGAGGCGTTTTGGGGGATTGGCCCGGCATCCTGCCGGGCTTTTCTGTTGTAAAACCTTGACAAGCGCCTCCCCCTTGCGTATAATAGGGAAAAACACACACAGAAAGAGAGATAAAAATATGCTAACAGACCGCCCGTTATCCCACGCTGAAAGTAAGTTGCTTGTCCGTTGGTTGCGCTCCAACAAAGGAGTCGCTGAGGACTCCTTTTCCCTGGATTACTTCTATAAAATCACCATCGCTGAGATCGTCGAGCGATTGAAACAGGACAAAATCCAAGTCAAGGAACAGGAAGTCCTGGCCGGCATCCGCCGCCTGGTGGTTGCGTGAAATTCATTTCCTCCCCGCTCCGCGATCCCCTGTGGCTTGCTATGTTTATTCCCCTCAAGCCGTATCAACCACGACCGCCCCGCAGGTGCTTCGAGTCGCGCGAAATAGTAAATGGCTGGTATGGATATGGAATGACGAGGGATACGAGACTGGAGGTTTTATGAATTTCCTGCGCGGACCGGGCGGAACCTGCCTGATCTATGTGATTTGCGCCATAGCGCTGGTTCTGAGTGGATTGACTATCTATTTTATTTTCTTTTGGAAAGGATGACATCATGACAAACAACCTAGAAACAGAAAACAGCGGGCGGGGATGTATTCAACTCCTCAGCCTGGTTGCGTTTATTTGGGGGGCAATGATGATGTTTCCCAAAACGGTGGATCTGCTTACCAACTTCTCCCCCAACGAATTCATGGGTTATACCGATATGGCCGGCTGGTGGGCTATGGGTTCCGCCCTCCTGATCGAGGGTGTAATGGTCATTATGAAGATCAAAACCTGGGTCAGCCCATCCCGTAACCTGGTTGAATGGCTTTGGGATATTATTTTGTCTGTTTCCCCGTTCATCCTGTCCACATTCGCACAGATATTTGATGGGATGTTGGTACGCGATACGCTCTCTGAGCAACCGGCAGAAATTCAACTTCTGGTAACGTGGCTGGTGCCCGGCCTGCCTTCCATCATGATCGGACTTCTCATCGCCTTCGCATTGGTGGAATCGGCGCCTGCCGGACTCTTCGGCGGGATGAGGGTAGGTAGTGTTGGCAATCCCCGCCTGCCAACACTCAAAAACCCATTTACAGCCCTGCGTGATTGGTGGCAGCGCGGTCCCAATCCCTCCAACACCAAGGGGAGTGGTAAGGCAAACCCTACCAAACTGCCAACACCTCAGCCCTAGTGTTGGCAGAGGAGAATGACGATGAAGAAGAAATTGCCAACACCCGCCCCGATGAAACAGTCCAATTTCAAGGCTCCGACCGCCCCAATCCTGCAATTGTCCGCCGGCGCGCCTACTGGAAGGACCGCAGCAGGGCAACCCTACAAACCATCAGCAGGCGCGATCTCAGTGGACGCATCAACCCCTTATACGACGCCTATGCCTCCGATGTCTCCGAATATCAGAGACGTAGACGAGCAAAACGCGGCAATCCTGAGAGCCGCCGCCAATCAACTGTTGTCAGCCGGCTTCATGAGGAAAGTCAGATCCCGCAAGAGCAACGAGGTCAAATTGTGCATGTCCCTGGATTTGTGGACGGAGGACTTGAAGCTACGCTAATGCTGGCAGGAAAGGAGTCACATGAAACCTATGAGTAATTCACTGTTGGCAATCTTTATATTGGTGTTGGCAGGCGTAGCCTGTACGAAGGCCACGCCTGCACCTGGGAGTTCCGCATCCCTGCCAACACCAACCCTTGAATACGCCACACCCGGGTCCTTATCTGCCCCGACTCCGCCTATTGCCAACACCTGTCAGGCTGTTGTAAGCGCTGGCCAGGCAGGTGTTGGCAGACTCAGACTTCGCTCCGGTCCTGCCAACACTTACCCGGAAATAGATGTGTTGACGGATGGGCAGGTGATCCAGGTCTTGGGAGTGGACGGCGATTGGCTCAGGGTGTTGGCAAACGGCGAGGAAGGCTATGTATACTCGGATTATGTCGAGGAGTGCGATGAGTAACCAGTTCATAAATCTAGTGGAGATACTTTGGGTGCATCTCTTCATTCTTGCCATCATCCTTGACGGCCTGATTGATTGCGAACCCGGTCAGTCCACACAGCGCCCGCCCGTAGTGGTAGAGTCTTACGGATCGTCCATCTTGCTGCATCTGCCCAAAGGATAATCCATCAAACCACTTCTGCTGATTATGGATGCGAGGCTAAATAATGCCAGTACCGCTTATTACCTATCTATATATTATTCTTGTCCTAGCTGATGTAATGTGTATACCTGTGGCAATTGTGAAGCGGGATTACCCCATACTTCATGGACTCTTATTTGCCCTGCCGTGGTTGTTGATCGGACTGTCATTTCATTACAATGTCTGCCCGTTTATTTTTTGTGCAGGATAAAAAATGAAACTCATAAAACTTCTCGCAATGTTCCTGGTTGGGTATCTGGCCTACAATCTACTGGCGTTTTGGGTTGGCTGTCTGTTTGGACTCTATCTCCCCGTTTGGGGCAGGTCTAAAAATCAAGGGGCAAGGTAATATGACTACGCACAATGCAAATACCTCAAACCCGCCTTATGTGGTTGGGGATATTCTTGCAGGGAAGAAAACAAACTACCCGCATCTGGATGCGGTTGGGGATGTTGGTATGCTGTGTGACAGGCAGGGGCGTCCTCTTGCACATTACATGGTAATCAGGCTATATCCTGACCCAGTCACCAATGAGGTTTTGTATGTTGATATTCAACTCAATCAAACGCGAAACCCATACAAAGTAATACCCAATCCTAACGCGACGTGTGAAATCCATAAAGTATTATTTCCATGCGCTCAGTGCGCCGTCCTGGCGAAGGAAAACTATCAACAAAAAGACCCCTGACCCATCAGGGGTCTTTTTGTTGTCTAAAACCGTGTATAATGAGGGTATGGAAACGCGCCCCTGTCCAAGCTATAGCACGCCACCCGAAGCCTTGATTTCACATCCCGATCTCATGCTTCAAATATAAGCCCATCATCCGGCGCGGACGATGGGCTTTTTTGTTATCTACTTCTTGGCCGCCTTAGCCGCGGCAACTTTTGCATCATGGGCGGCAATGCTGTGAGACTTACCCACGAATGACCCACGCAGTACGTTTGCATAGAACTTCCTGGAAATCAGATCCGACATCCACACAAACAACGGCATAATCAATGCGCCGAAGTTGGCGAAGTCCTGCGCCAATTGATCGAGCCTGATGACTGCCAGCCATTCCGCGGCGTTAGGGAACCACAACGGAACGAAGTAGATAGCCAATGCCAGGATCAATATACTTGCCAGCCTCCAGTTTTGCGCGCTACCGTCAGGGAAGTATTGGGGCAGGTACATCTTTCCCAACTGGATCAGGAATGACAGGGCTGATCCGACTCCCACCGAGGCCATAAGCGCGGTGAAGATCGAATTTAAAATGGCGAAGGGAGTCGGCTCTGCCGTCTCGGACAGTCCAAGCCCGACCTGGGCCGGCTGGATGAACAGGGCGGCAATGAACAGAACGATCACGATGGGTGTGAATATCTTTGACATTTATTTTCTCCTTTTCTTTGACAGGCACATGCCTGTTTATAAATAACTTTTCACTGCTTCAACTACCTGCGACGGGCAAAATTCTTTTCCAATGATCCTCCGCCTCCAGTCCATTATCATTTCATCCGATCTTCCCGCCGCCCTGATTAGTCCGAGTGTATCATCTACCGCAAGGATGTCCAATGGATACATGAGTATATCCCTGTATTTCTCCCACGAACTGACGAACTTGAACGTGTCCTCGCTTCCGCCGTTCCGTGGTGGGGTATCCTCACTCATCATCAGGGTGGGAATTCCCAATGCCACGCTGGTATAGGCGTAGGTCTGGTGCCCTACAACCAGGTCGGCCCGCCGTGCATGTTCAAAATTCAGGTTTGTTTTTCCTTCAATATAGGTTACATATCGTTCTTTTGTCAGGCCGTTTCCCTCGATTCCCCGTATATAACGCACGGTCAATACTATGTCCCCATTTTTGGCTAGTTTCAACAATCTGGAAAAGGTTGCTGCGTTGATGTCTTTGTCTAGTTTTGAAAGGAATCCGCTGCGGGTGGGATGGATCGGCGCGAATAAAATTTTGTGTGGCTTTTCACAGGGCTTGAAAGACTCTATGGGTGAGTACGACCAGCCCGCCACATGCAGGGGCTTGGAATAGCCGTAGGCACGCAGTATATCTACGTGCCCATCCGCTGCTACAAATTGGGCGGTTGTATATGGGGAGGACGGGAATAATCCATCCCAGGCGATCCCCGGCCTTGCGGCATGGGGATAGATGAATAACCTTGATGCGCCTGTTTTTAGTTTTGGGATGAGCGTATTTACCCTGCCCGGATTATCTATGTCAATCAGGATGATCTGGGCCTGGGATGCCGCGACGTTACGAAAGCCGGCATCATTCAAGGCTTTGACATAGGCAGAACCCTTGCCTTGATGATTGTAGCAAAAAACACTTCCATCCTTGATGTTATTCATTTTATTGCATTCCCATTCTGGATAACAGCCCATCTGAATGATCCACCCATTCGAGACCCACCTTGTCCATCTGTGGTTTGATGGCAAGCAAGAATTGCGCTGTCTCGATCCAAAACCACATGGTATTCACTCCAAGATGCTCTGTAAAGTTCTTGGGCTTGAAATATACGTTCGGCTGATAGGATGGATATTTATAGGCATGATGATCCTGTCCTTCACGGAATTGCAGATCATATCCTATGGTATGCACTTGTTTGCATCCCAGGATGCCTGCATGATGAAGCAGTTGCAGCCCAACAGTTCCCACGGCGAGTTTTAGCTCTCCGATGGCATCTTTATTTTTCATTGGGGAACCTTTGATATAGCCGGCACCATAATGGCGAAACGAGAAGTCTTCCGGCACGGCATCCGGTTCGAACATGGGCCGCTTTGAGACAGAGATTACATTATCTAGATTCTTCAAAAGCTCGACGCTTTTCCTGAACACAAGCCGAACTTTCGGGCCGGTACGATTGAGCATTTCCATCATGGCCTTGCCATAGGAATCACCTTTACGGGCAAGGCTGGCAGACCTTCGCATGTTCTCGATGCACATCCAATAATCCAAATCAGGGATCATGGAATTTACCCCATTTGCACCCAAGACAACATCAGGCTTGATCTTGTCTGCCAATTCCTTCCAACCCAAAGCAGACGGCCCTCCCAAGACTATTAATGCGGCTTTGTTGTGAAACTTCCCAACATGTTCATTTATGTCATTCATTCGAGTCCTATCTCAGCCAGAATGTTGCATATAGACTTAAAATTAGTCCTATTATCGAAAAGAAAAACGAAGCACCTGTGAAAAAGAGTCCAACCCAAACAAGCCACGTTGCCGCTTTACTCTCTGCAATGGCCTTATAAGTGTTTAGTTCGTCAAGCGACTTATCAATAGATTCAAATTTCACAGCAACCTCAGCGCGTGTAGGTGACTTGGCGGATTGTTCACGCAATGCTTCTCGAAATTCATTCATAGAATCAAGCCGTTTTTCCATTGAGAGACGCGCCTGTTCAATACGAATGTTCAATTCATCCAATTTTGAGTCGTTATAAGCCTTCATTGACTCAAAAGACCATATCTCTTTTTGTTTGTCCATCTAGCTTTTTTCCTAATTGCTGTTCTCTACCAAGTTCTTGAGCAGGGGTAGAACCTGTATTATGGTGATAATCGTGGTTATAGCAACTGCAACAAACTGACCAATAAAAGTGATGGCAAGAGTTGTCACCCAGAACCTTATGGACTTCATGAATTCGGTCAATACGTGAACATCCTCTTTTAGAGGTGCATTGCCGCCACTGCCGCGTATCAATATATCATCATGCTCTTTGGTAAGTGTTTTCACAAAACCCACCTCGGACGCCAAACTCCTGACCGTTGCAACAAGGTCAATTATGTCTTTTTCAAGCTGATCTAAACGCTCTGAGCTTTTCATAAGGTTCTTTTTGTTTACCTAATACCTTTCCGGGACATAAAGACTCAATAGATGGGTAAATTGTAGGGACTGTACCTTGCGCCGTTATCTACTAACTTGATTGATCTCTTTTCAATGTACGAAATCCCATCTCGCGTTCCATAGGGATAGGGAGTACCCAACTTGGGAAAATTATACGGAGGAAGCAAGTCAAGACATGCTTCTAATTGCGGCCATCCCGAAATTACCCAGGTTCCATTGGGAAGTTTTACCGTTGTTTGCTCGGTAGCCCAATGCAATCTCCAGGGTTCTTGAAGTGCCTGTTCATACGTCGGCGGAGATTTGGAAAAGTTATAAGTTTCGACTGCCCAATACTTATCATCAGTTCCAAGAAGTCTGACCAGATTGTTTCGCAGGACAATCGCGCAATTCCACTGATACGGGTCTTGTCCAGGATTACGATTTGTGACAGCATCGAACCTATTACGCTCTACAGGATGTCCGTCTGTAATCGCACGGGATATTTTAATAAAATCACCATACGCAAACATAAGGCTGCCCGGTGTAAATTTCGCATAGATCGTACCGTACTTATCATACCGTTCACGTTCCTCCCACGGAATGCGAGTTTCGACTTTTACTTTATCAATGATCTTTTCAGTATAGAAATACTCTATCTTTCCACGAGGCAAACGACCCTCTGTTACGTGATCGAATAAACCATGAAGCCATCCATGCCACACGGGAGGAAGGTTTATGTATTCGTAATTCTGACCTTCAAACTTTGGGCGACCCTTTTCAGTGGCAGGCACTGCATAGTCGGGAAATGTATTGCCTCCAGCTATTTGCCGGGGCTGATAATCGTATTCTATACTTTCGTAATCAGGCAACACAATCCCATACCGCTTACCATCAGCAGGTACTGTCAACCCGGTATCCCTGCGGACAAACTCTACGGGCGGTTGCTTGTCCCCTGCAAAGAGTCTTACCCTGATCTGAACCATTGTACATCCGGGTTTATGCCGTCACCTACAAATACCTCAACTTTGGTTGTGGGGTTTGGGTTCATGACTCTGACACGCAGGACTTCCTCACCATTCACCAAGACAAACTTCTGAGTAAACTCAATCTCTCGAAACTCCTTGATGGGTTCTTCAACTGGTGGGGGTTCGGGGGTTGGTTCTGGTTCTGGTGTGGGGGGTGGCTCAGTTCCAGGCGGTTCAATCTCATTACTCAAAATCAAGTTGGCTGTTGTGACTTTACAAGGTTTTGCCAACGGGACTTTTGTTTTATCAGCTTTGTAGTAGTGGGAGAAATTTATAATATCCGTCCCTGCTACACTTTTTTCACCATATACGTACTGTCCGCCGAAGAGAGTTGCCAGTTGAGCACTCCCATCCATTGGCTTAATGTTGCTCTGTGTTCCTGCTTTTGCTACACCTTTCATGGTTGCCTCCGCAAACATTCTAATTTTTATTCCCTGCCCAATAGCAGGGTTGGATAACATAAATCTCTTACGAAATTCCTCTTCATTTCCGTTGAAATAACTCAGGTCAATGTTTCCACTGGCTACACCGTAATCTGCACCAATTCCATTGTCCGTATATTGCCACAATGTCCAGTCAGTCCAGGGCTTTGGGATTAGCGGCTTGGACACTCCGTAGTTTGCAATCCATAAATCATACTGTTTGAAATAATCCAGTGATGCCGCAGGTATGCTTACTCCAATTGTATTCTCGAACCACCAATAATAGCCAGTATAGATAAGGATTTCCTTGCCTGGCAAAAGTTGTTTGAGACGTTCAATAAAAGTGTACCAGTTCTCCCATCCTTGATATAGACCATTATAGTTCTCTTCAAGGTCTACAAACAGGGGCAACTCTCCCGAGTCATCACCAAGCAGACTCACCCACAGCTCCGCTTGACGTTTTGGTTCGGCCCGACTGTCAAAGAACCAGTATGAGCCTCGATACATTCCTGCCCGCTTTGCATTTGTCCATGAGACACTAAACATCCTGTCAGGCCAAAGGTTCTGTCCAGCACGAATGATGACAGCGGGAGTCATGGTTCGCATCCTGGAAAAGTCAATATATTGAGTGACTTCTCGAAGCGTCAAATCCTTGAACTTATATTGATAAAACGAAACATCAGGTCCGATTATTTTTGTATTAGGCATAGCCTATCCTCTTTAGTATGGCAACAATGACTGCTTTCAGTTCATCAACCGTCTTGGCAGCATCAACCTGCGCAAGCAGGGACACTGGCGTTGGCAGCACTTTGTCCGACGGTTTGGTTTTACCGATCTTTTTTGTCATCACATACTCTCCACCAGTGACGGCACGCCGTTAATGTATGAAATGTAATACCGGCCGCTCTCGCTATAGATAGCCTTCGCCACGTCATTCCCCAGCACCGGGCTTGTGTTTTCGTCCAGATTAAAGACACCGTGGCTGGTTGGCGGGTTGTCGTATTTACCGCCTGGTAAAACGTTGAGAAAGCCATCGGTTTCAAATGTGTCTGCGTTCAAACATACACCGACCTGAAAACGCATTAGCCTCCCCGAAGTTTTATCGAAAATGACAATCATTCTTTGCTCCTATTCTGTGCAGCCAGCCACCCACCGAGCGCCACTGCGCCGCCGCTGAAAGCCAAGCCATATATAATTGCCTGCGCCGTGATTCCATGTAGAATAACGGCAATACCAACACCAGCCCAAACCGAAACACAGACAACGCACGTCACGCCGAGAGACGCCCATCTTCGGAAAAATGATAATTCTTCGGGCGGGGTGTTTTGCTTGGTAATCCAATACCGAAACGGCGCAGAGATCATGTCTTGTCCTATGATTTGCGCCAGACGATAAGTCGCTAAAATCCCGACCAGTAGTATTACGATGTTCATTTCACGCTCCATTTCACATTGTTGAATAAGGATTGGCGAAGGCGCCACGTCTGCGCATAACTTGCGTGTGCTACCCACGATTTTAGGTGCCTTCTTACTGTCGCCGCATCCTTGCGGCCAATGCGATACAAGTAAGCTAATTGATGCACCATACGTGCGGCTCGGATCACATTGCGACGCGTCAGTCGGCGAACTCCAGGTCGTAACACTCGAAACCCAAGCCAATTGATGCCGGCGCTAACCGGGCTCAATATTGTACGAGTGGGGTTGAGGGTAAGACCTAATCCATGCAAGAAAATTACTATGGCTTCCCGCCACAGTGCAAGTTGCTGTTGGCGTTCCGCGGCGAGTTGTTGCCGTTGACCGTCCAGCCACCCGCGTTAGTCGAGTTGTTCCAGTTGCCGCCGCGGAGGAGGGCGCGTAAGGTCCTGACCCCAGTCATACAGCATGCTCCAGGTAATAGTTGTGTGGAACGCTTTTATCAAGCGTGGCCCTCAACCATCCCCAAAGCAGCCGACCGACTTCGTCTAATAGTCCGGCGGCGTATTCATATTGCCGGAAGGCAATGTACTTAAGCTCCATCGCCAGGCGAATAAGCGTTTTTAGTTGTCTCAACTTCACGACCAGGTCAGCCAGTGTGGCGGTTTTGCTTTGTTCTGCGTTGGCTTGTATTGCGCCCAACATGATATCTGTCGCCAGTTTCTGTGTTTGCTCACCCAGCACGTAACGTTGAGTTTTGGGGTAGTTGGCAACAATAGGATAGAGCCATTTACAAAACTGATACAACCGATCATGAATGATGAGATGTTGTTTTTCTGCCATTGTTTAAGTCCAGATTACGGATTGTCAGATTACAGATTTCAGGAGAGAAACTAGGAGCAGCAGCGGAAACCGATGAGGCTGAAGGCGAGCCGCGGCGAGTTGTTGCCGCTGACCGACCAGCCACCCGCGTAAGTCGAGTTGTTCCAGCCGCCGCCGCGGAGGAGGGCGCGAGGACCCTGCAAGGCGTCGGCTCCAGTGGTAGCTCCAAACGGTGAATACGACTCGCCACCCTCCGCTTCACCTGTCCATGAGCTAGTCGTCCATGCAGACCCAGCCTGGTCTGTATAAACGTCCTGCACAGGTGACCAGGTCGAAACTCTTTCCCAAACATTACCGGTCATATCGTAGCAACCCAGCGTGGAGACGCAGTTGGCGAGTGTGCCGGTTGGGTTGCTATTGACGTTGGCTGCCGCAGTCCAGCAGGTTGTGTTATTGTTCGCGCCTGCCGGTGTGCCAAATGCTGCCATGCTCCATTCATCATTCGTGCATAAGCGTTTGCCTGCGTTCATGCAGGCTTTGTATTGCGCGAAATAAGTCAAGCTTACCCAGGGCGTAGCATTGTAGGCAGATGCCGCCGCATTCCCAGCGTGGATGGCCTTGCCGGTGTTGCCAGAATTAGACGCGATGTATATATCTATCATCCAGTTAGAGCCTGGATACTGTACCATACCCGGCTTCGGTCCCTTTTCTGGATAATCCACATCGCCATCTTCTCTGGCGCTTGCAACCGAATACCTCGAAATGGCGCTGCTGCCGTTATTGTGTAACCATCCGATCAATCTGGATGTTGCCACCGAGTATCCGCTTGGATAACTGGCACTCGCTGAAATTTTGACGTTGAACTGACTGCCCGTTCCCGCGACAGCATAGACATAATAATTCATGCCAGCCGCCTCCGATCCGGTGTCCAAATCTGCAAAGGTCGCATTGAACGCGGCAGTTCTTGCGTATCCGATCCCATTTATTTCCAATTCCCCCACGCCAACCTGGATCGTGCCTGCGTCGACGTAAGAGAGGAAGCATTTGTATTTTTTGCTCCGCCGATCCCCCCATACCCAGGCCGCCTGAACCTCGTCATAATACCCATCATGGCCTGTGGCGACGTCATGCACATGCTCGCCGCCAACCAAACCAGTGAGTGCATTGATTTGTGCCGTTGCCAGGCGGATTGCCACCGCAGGCCGTCCATATTGAATATCATTCTTTTTCATTACGCAACCCTCCAGAATTCAAACGAAGAATATACTTCAACGTCTGTGTAATTGCTTACCCTGGCTTTGACAGATACGCCCACCCCATAATCAGCCTGCGCCGTCTGCGCCATATATTGGACTTCTAGAATTTTGGATGCTGTCAATGTAAATCTACCGGACAGCGGAATATGCGCCCCAAAGTTCAGATGGCCTGTTACTCCCAACATATCGGGAACCATGACAGAGTCTGTTATGTTGTACAAACGTAATTGAGTCGCGTTTGTACCGTAGAACGCACATAGGATATGGGCATCATAAACTCCAGCGGCAAGTGTGATCTGATTGGATGCAATAGAACAAATTCCGCCAACGTCCTGTACCTCAGTATTCACAATTCTGGTTGTCCATGCGTTTGCCACTGCCGAGCCTCCCTCAGTTCCGTTTGCGCGTTCGTCATGCAATAAAACATAATCAGGGGATTTGAGAGTAACAGACCCACCACCGTTATTTTGAAGTGTCCCATTGGGGACAATGATCTTCCCAACATTACTTACCGAGGGAGACCCATCCTCTTCTTCCATCGTCAGGTTGAATGGAGTTGACCCTCCCCCAAAAATTCCACCAGTTGTGACAGTCAACGTATCTGCCCCATCTGCCACCTGATCCACATTCAAGGTCAGGATGTCACCTTCTACGAAATCAGTAATCAGTGGGGTTGTGACCTTCACCCATCCGTTTACATCATCCCATTCAATGACAGGTCGAAAGTCATCGTACACGTCCTGAAATATCGAGGTCATCCCGTTCAGGATAATGTCAAAGATGTTCGATCCATACGGTTCTCCCCACTTCCGCAGACGAAAATACCAAACATGGATATTGGCCGGCCCGGTGATCAATATCGAAGGGGCGATGTCATCCAGAACCGCAAGGGCACCGTCTTTTACAAAACCAAAAGCACCTCCGCCGCCACCTTCAATGCGCCAATCTGCCGCGCCCATAGTGGCATCGTATAACTTGTATATGATTGAAGTGCTCTGATCCAGCCATTCATCTGTGACAAGATAGCCCAAAGTCTCATCATCATTGACAGTGGGCGCGGTAAAATTCAAGAACTTGCGAACATATAGCGGATCGGTGATATCTAAATCAGGCGAAAAGACTGAAGGCGTATTGAGAATATCACCCCAATCAATAGCAGCCGCCAATCCTCCCTCACCCCCGTACCCCGTAAAGCGCGGATCGAAAATATCGGGATCGCTTGGATTATTGCCGATCCTGGTCTGACCTGCGTAGGTTTTTACTGAAAATAATAACCTGCGATTGTAGGCCGTTACGGGTATCTCCGCCGGGGTCAGTAACGGCCTTGAGTCTGCATCGCTACCCGCCTCATAATAGATCGTGCCGTCTGTGCCCACTTCCACATTGACCCATCGGGCATTGCCGGCCGGCACGTAGGAGGTCAGGTCGAAATCCTGTGTATTGATTACTTTGAATCCGTCCAGATAATACCAATATCCTCCAAGCTGCACGGTCATCCCTCCGGTGGGCGCGGGCAGGCCGCTCAGAATCTGTTCATTTCTAACCCATGTCGGGTTATCGCTCTCTCCGATGGTATGGTTGTGTTCCGGTATGTCGGGGATGCTTGTGTCGGGATATACGTCCCTCGATCCCAAGACCTGCAATAAACTCGACCCAGGCAGATACCCCACCCACACCGGCCACTTGAGTCGGTTTGGGGAGCGTTGATTCCTGACCTTCAATACCTGACCTGTGATATGGACGGTCACATATACCCGAAAAGAATCGTATTTGACTTCATCGGTGTGAAGATTTCCGATAAAGGCGGGAATCCGCGTATCCCGGCGGGCGATCTGAATGTCACCGATTAGATTGCGAGACTGTTTATCCATTATTCGATAAACCTGCACAGGTAAATGTCAATCAACGGCGCAATATACCCAAGATTGCCGGTCTTTTCAAAATAACTTGCCCCTACGTCGCCGGTGAATCGGATTACTATGCCGCCTCCGAAGATGAAACGATTGTCATCCCCGCAATTCTCCCATACATCTGATCCGTTGGGAATCACCCCAGATACCGGAACCCACGTTATTCCGGCGTCCTCTGTTTTATAAGCCGTGAAGGTTCCATCTTGTGATCCTGCCATGGCAATATTGGAAGTTGGGGAAAATGCTATGCCCTGCCGGCTGTCAGGTTGTATGGCCGTAAACGGCGTCTCGATCCCCGCTGCAAACCTCATGTATCCATTGGTAGGGTTGTTATAGACAATTAGAAAATCATAACCTCTGGCGGAAGTGGCATAGGGCGAATAACCGGATGCCCAAAAACTGCCTTGCACAGTGTCAGAATAAGCACCTGCCGCATTGAGTCTGATATAGACGGGGTTTGTAAGGCTGCCCTGAATCCCTGCACCGCTCACAGCCGCAATCGACCAGCCGCCGCCATTCCAGAAAATTGGCTGTTCCGTACCATGCAACAAGTTTCGTATGTAGATGGGTGAACCCGCAACCGCGCCCTCGCAAAAAGTGATGTAGATACTTCCGTATTGTCCATCATTAGGCCACGACCACGCGCGACCTCCTGTAATGACAATGCTGTCATCCTGGTTGGGATCAACCCCTATCCCGCGTATGCCGGAATTTAGGTACCATCCTTCCACTGGATAAGCAGTCCATGATTGCACTAATTCCCATGTGGCTCCCACGCCAGCCGCGCGATAAACAGACTCGTATCCTTGATTGCTGCCTGCCTTTTCCTTTGTCAGTATGTAAATAGCTCCCACTGGTGTGACTTGAATTTGAACAATAGCATCCCTTTCATCTTCTGTAAGACCATTATTCATGGTTTTCCAGATAACATCAGCGGCATCCGCGTCAAAATTCTCCGTATATAGGACTCCGAATAAGGGTGCTACAATCACAACTTTTTTGGGATGATTGAGATTGATTTCGCCGGGAGGCATGGGGGGGGAGATTGGCGGCGGGATTGGAATTGTCGGCGGGGGAGGGAGTTCAAAATCCTCATCAATTCCACTATCCGCCGGCACGTCCCCATCGACATTCAACTCTTCCACCGACTCGTCCTCGAACTGCACAATGGTATGGGCATATCCAGAATCGCGATCCCATAAATATTCAATGGAACGGGGACAAAGGTATCCGTTGTATGGGACTCCTCTTGGGTTGTCTGCGGCCAGCATGACGATACTGGCGCGGCAATATTGGGCGACACTGAACATGCGGTTATTTCCAACAAACTCAACAGGCAAATCATCGAAGAGCCTGTTGTCCCATCCAACCAAAAGACCAGCCAGGGCATTGCCCTGACTCTGACTTGATAATAATAACTTCTCCATTGAGTCGGGATCGCCATAAGGGAATGGGATATGACCCGGTGACAGGGAAAAATAGGCAAAACCAGACCCATATTGATCCACCTTTATCCCAGAGGAAAGCATTTGTGCCCTTTCCTCATACAGGTGCAATTCAACGCCTATCATATCCTGCCAGTCATCCGAGGTAATGGCCTGCACCACAGGCCAGGCCGTTCTATCGGCCTCCGGCACAAGCTGCGGCTCGACTCTCAGATAGGCATACCCCAACCGATCAAATACCAGACTGGCAATGATGCTCGTAAATGCCATTTCCTCGATTTGCGCCCACAGATTCGTATTGATGCTTGCCATTTCAAGTGCCAGCCTTGTGTCGTTGCTTGGGTAGAAATCACAGAACCTCAAAACGGTGGAACGGTAACGGAGCAGGTGGAATATGGCGCGGTCTATATTCAGGTCGGGCATATCCGTCCACAGACTCGGAGTGTTGATCGCCCTTTCCAACCCGGTGGGGAAGGTGGTTATTTTAGCGAGCCAGTATTTCCAGCCCTGTATGGTGATCTCCACGTTGCCAGTTTCCTCGTTGAAAGACATGGCATCGTCTGAAATCCTGCCAACCGATACGACATTTTCCTCCCCTTCGCAGTACCCGATGGACTCCACCTGGGAGTCGTAATAATCCTTTGCAAATAGGATCGTAAAGGCGCGGGCAACCATATTGGTCAGGTCGGCGTTCTCCGTCATCTGCACTTCAAAATATACGTCCTTGCCCTCATTGACTCTCACGGTATGGAGGTAGGTATTGATCTCGTTGATGTCTTTGACAAAGACATAGCGCATGCCGCGATAGGTCTTTCCTTCGCTGGTCGTCGCTGTGCAATAGATGACATAATTTCCCTCGGCATCCCATTCAAAAGTAGGGGTAGCCGTGTTGGGATTGGTGATATTTGAGGATCCGGGGGCTGTCCATGCGTAGGATGCTATGGTTGCGCCGAAAACCCATGAGTTCGAGGCGTCCCGCTCCAAAGTTACCGGATTCCCCGAAAACGGGATGACCACATGCCCGCCCATGTTGACCACCGGCTCGAATTCCTCATGCTGGTCGGTATATGCCTCCTCGTAATCTATCAGGAATTCACCGTCCACGATCTTGATATGTTTTGGGAGAATGTCGTAATCGTCCGCAATAGTCAGGTAACAATCGGCCTGCCAGTCGATATGAGACAACTCGCCAATGTAGAATATGCTGGAGGTGGGGGCTTTCCTGATCCTGCAAATGCCCAGGTCGCTTGCCCCGGCGGTTGTGCCAACCAGCATAGTCATATCCACCAGGACATCGGCTAATGTGCCGACTCCGGTATTGTAATCAATAGAACCCACCATGTCGGTTGAAGTGGGGACTCCATTCAGGCGCGCGGTATAGATCACGTTTGGCACGCGGGGGATCACAAACATTTCCGAGTATTGATTCTTGCCTCGTTGTTTGGTTAGTTCCGGGGAGGTGATGGCTCTAACAGACATTAGGTTATCTTCTCCAATAAAAGAAAGGATAATGAAAACTTCAATCTGGATTGATTCTCTCTCTGCTCGGCTTCCACCGGCCAGTACATCCTTGTCCTGTAATCCTCCCAGGCCGGGGAGGCAAGGGAGTCGTTGTAGAATCGGCCATAGACCTCAGCCGACAAGCCGGTGCAAAATGCCCTTAGAATATTGCGCGAACTTACATCTATGAATCCCCAATCCCAAATGCTTGTCGCAAAACCCTGTCCCAGGGTATGTAGACTCCCGGTTCTGACCGCGAGTGAGAATGGCTTAAATTCGCTTCTCGGTGCTCTCTTGACTCCCAACTCGAAAAGGTATTGCATGGCCTCATGGGTTGTGCCTATGGAAAACTCGTACCTCATCGTCTACCTCTTGGTTTCAGGGCGCTGGTAAATAGGCGCAGGGCTTTTTGCGCAGCCTCATCCTCGATGGCGCGGCGCTCTGCCAGGGGGATCGAGGAGTCGAATCTCCTCGAGTCGTTCAGAGTCAACGACCCGCTGGCTCCCGCGGCAAGCGTGTTCAATAACGCCTGTTGGGATAGATGACTGCCTATCAGACTCTCGGCGGCGGCGGTGGTCGCCGGGGCAAGCACGAATTCCCGACTCTTCATGTTATACAGCCCGTCCCCGGTATATCCGCCGGAGTGCCGTGAGGGGATCAGCCCCGCACCGGCACCACCGGATGATGTGCTTGTCCTGAAGAGCCGCGCCTGTGCCTGCAACCATAATTCGGTCTCGGCCAGGATCACGCTGTAATATCGGCTCCGCAACAACCTCTCGGCGTTCATGGCGTTGCCCATGTCCTTGATCTGTTCGTAGGCCGCAATGATCCTGCGCCGGCGTTCCTCGTTGTAGGCCATTTGAAGCTGGGCCAGTTCCTCGGCCTTTTGTCTTTGTATTTCCTGTAACCGTTGCGCGTGCGCGGCCTGTTCTTCCAGTATTTCCTGGGCGGCCCTTGCCTTCGCGTCGATTACATCCTGCTGGTATTTTGCCAGGCGTTCGGCGCGTTCGCGCTCGAAACTCCGTCGCAGGTCGGCCAACTGTATCTGAGTCTGCCTTCGGCGTTCCTGAATCTCCTTATCCGTGTTGTTCTCGATCTCGGATTTTTGACGGTCAAATTCCCTTTGAGCCTTGACCAATCCGAGCGCGTCGCGTGACCTGGTGAGCTCGTCTTTTTGAAGGGCGAAGTCCTCCTCCAGCTTACGCAGTTCCTCCTGCGCGTCACGTTGGATTTGCAGGACTTCCTCGTTCCCGTCCCGGATAATGTCGCCCCTTTGGGTCTGGTAATCAATCTCGGCTTGCTGGTTCGCTTTGGCAAAGTTCGCGGACAGGTTGGATAGGGTATCCGCAAGGGTGGCCTTGATCCGTGAAATGGACTGCGCCAGTTGAATATTGGCCTTTGCAATGGCGTCGTTCATGCGGTTGATGATGTCCACCCGGTCACTCGCCAGTTCCCTTTCGGCTTCGATGTTATCCTTTTCCAATTGGATGATGATCTTCATTCCTTCCGCGTCGGCCGCCGCCTGTTCGGTGGATGCGGAAAGGTCGTCGAGGGCATCGGTCAATTCGTCCATGTTGTCATCCAATCCATAGATGGCCTTGACTGTATTCCAGATGCTTGCGGCGGCTTTATCGCCCGCCGGCCCCGTCTTTTCGAGCAGGAGTAATAATGATCCCAGCGGCAAAAGTGCGTACTTCTTGAATGATTCCCCTATGTCTCCAAAGGATTGATCCGTCCCCATGATCTTGTTGAGTCCGCGCCTTTCAAGTTCCACCAGAAATGCGCCAGCCAGTAGAATCCCCGCCGCCGGCGCTACCTGCGCCAATGCGCCGGCACCTCCGATGGTTGCCGTTGCACCACCCGCGATCTTCTGCCCAGCGACTCCCGCCAGGAATTTATCCACCGAGGTCTTGAACATATAAGTGGATGCAGCGTATTTCAATTGAGCGGCGATCAAGGTGACATCCGCAAAGAAGCGGACTCCCTTCGCTACCAACATACCCACCGCGCCCACGGTTGCTATGACCAGCCCTGTATTCAGGGCGGCCCTTACCAGGTCGGGATGCCGTTCAATGAACTTTGATCCCTTCTCGGCCAGGGCTGCGGCCTTTTCGAGCAGGGGCAGGATCGCGCTCATACCCACCCGTCCAATACGTTGATAGGAAAGTTGTATCCTCTGCTGTGCGGTCAGCCACTTCCGGGTCGTCTCATCCACGACTCCGCCGGCTTCCTTGATCCTTTGGGCTTCCTGATTGGCGGCCAGGAAGATACTGCCCACGATGGCGGAACCGGTCAGGAATAACCCGCTGGATATGCGGTTGATTGCCAGTGCGGCTTGATTTAGATCGGCCACCCTTTTCTCGGTTTGGGCAAGCTGCTGGTCGAATTTTTTTATTTGCGCCTGGGCTGTCAGTGCAGCTCTGCCCGTATTGAATAGTTCATCCGACAGGTTCTCTATTTCCCGCTCTGACAATCCACTCAATTTTGCCATGTCTGAAATGGCACGATTGAGCATTTTTATTTCTTGCTTTTCTTCTTTTATGGATTGCGCGGATTTCTCCGCAGCTGCGGCGCGGGATTTTTCTGCGTCAAGATTCACCTTTGAAAACTTACGCAGCTCATCGGCGGATACTTTTGCCCCTGTTTTTATATCAACAAGATTTCCCTCCATAAGCTTGAATGACTTGTTGAACTTTTCTGAAAATTTTTGAAAATCGTCTCCCAAAGAATCGGTAGCATGAGAGACAGACTTCTCCAAATCATCCACGTTTTTGGCGGTCTTTTTTAGGCCGGCGTCAACCTCTGCCGACTTAGCCTTATCCAATATAAGTTGTAGTAGGAGACCTACATTGTCAGCCATTTTATTGCTTATCCTGATCGCGCCATTGCTTGAAAATCTGCTGAACCATCTTCTCGAAGACGGAGTCTATTTCCAGAATATCGTCCATCAGCATATCGGGTTGTTCAAGAAAACCGCCCCTGTACGGAAGGTGTTTCCCGCCAAGAGCGCGATAGTTTGTCCAGTAGGGGAAAGCCCTATCGAATCTCTCTTTTGAAATGTTGAACGTTTCAGGCAGGGAGTAGGACGGGTCTTTTTCGGGCAAAAGGTCTATGAGGACTTTTTGGATTTCAAAGGCTTCGGCCTTTTTGTTCTCGTATTCCTGCTCTTTTTTTTTGCTTGTTCCTGCCTGTCCAGGTAGACCGTGAGTCTCCGCTCCTGCTCATCCAGCAGGGAGAAGATTTTCGGGTTCATCTTGCGGGCCTTCTTGACCCATTGCTCGATGTCCTCGCTCTTCAGCCAAAGGAATTCATCGTAGGACTTCGGCAGGTCGCCCTCGGAACAGGCCATACAGGGAATATAGAGCGTGAACAGGGAGTCCTTGATGCCCTCGCTCAGATCCGGGTCACCCTCGATGGCAACCACCATTTCACCGATCCTGCGGGATGTGTGGCCGGTGGTTTCGTGGATGATGATGATCCTCCCTGAAAGGTTGAATTCCTCGAATAATAGATGCGATTCCTTCAACCTTTCAAGGAGCGTTTGTTTCTCTGAGGCTTGCATGGCTTACCTGTGCTGGTAAACGACTTGGATTTCGGTGCTGAGGCCCGGCGCGATATTGAAGGTGACGCCATCCACGGCAACCGTGTAATCCGCAGAATCGACCAATTCCAGGGCGTCGTCGGTCTGCGCGCCGGAGAATACAGCTACATTGACGGTGGAGATGGCCTGGCGCGAGGCCGGGAACAGGAATTCAACCTGCGCTGTGGCGGCGATGAAAGCGGCGATTCTGTTTGGATAATCCGAAAAACCACTCCATAAGCCGGATTCAAACGCTCCCGTATCAGACACACCCGAAAGCGGATCATAGATGTCGGCCAATGGCGCAAGGGCTTCACCATGCAGATGATATTCCGTTGCGTTGGGGGCCAGATCGAATACCAGGTCAATTGGGTTCTCACCCGCGCCCGGAAGGCGGGGGACGGCCTGGGTGTTGGGGATGATATGGAAATGGATGCCCTGCTGTTTGGTCTGCTTCGAGACTGCAGCCTGCCACAGGAACATGCCTACCGCCGGCTCATTGCCCTGCTGGTCGGTCATGTGCGGCAGCATCTTCATACCGGCCAATTCCTTGATGGTGAGGCCGGTCAGGGTCGCCAGCAGATCCAAATCCTCCGATCCCACGGAAAGTTCGCCGGATACGGCCTCCTGGGAGGGGAAAATTTGGGTCGCCAAAAGGCGGTCATTGCCGATGTGTGGGACTCGGCGGGCGGCGGGGATGGTCAGGTTGTACAGTTTGGTGGCGTGTACTTCCTGCCCGGCATAGACCAGTCCGCCAGCGGCCGCGGCGGGGCGGCCTTTGGTGTTCAGTTCGTACACCACGGCCCGCTGAAGACCGGAGTACATATAGGTGGATTCGACAGTCATTGGTTACTCCTCTTTATTGATGGTCATCGTCACAGTCAGGATCGTGACCTGTGCGATATGGGAAACAATATCGGATGCCGGATCGCGGTTGAGCGGGATGTATCTCGGTCGATCCGGGGCGGTCAAAACCGCATCTGTGACTCCCGCAAGCCGATTTAGCTTGCGTCCTTCATAGGACAGGTTGAACAAATTGAATACCAGTGAGCGGAAGGCTTTGAAGTCTCTCCATGCCTGATCCTCTGTGTTTTTCCAGCGCACCAGCAGGTCGATCAATACTTCCCATTGGACGGAAAGAACGTCTGTACCGGCGAACCCGGAGGGGAAGGCGCCTGGGTAGGTGAGCGCGAAAGAGTCAAAACCCTGATCCAGAAACACGTCGTTCGATTTTGCGACCTGCTTTTCCTTGTTGACCCAGTTGAATTGGGCGGTATCCTGCAAAAGGGTGATGACACTGGATTCGCATAGGTCGAAATAATCAGTCGTTATCATCGGGTCTCGAATCCCTGTTCCTGGATGGTGACGATCAGCCTGTCACGCAGACTCTTGGGCAGGGAGCGCAGGACGGACTCTATTGCGATATGAAACAACTTCCAGCGGCCCCGGTGGATGCGGGATTGCCGTTTGCCGCTGATAAACATGATGTGTGACAGGGGATTGGATACCTCTGCACCATCCTGGATGCGGATGGCCTTCCACGCGCCCACGGCCTGACCGCTGCGCTTGGTGGGGATGCCCCTGCCAAAACCATCGGTGGCAAAAAAGGCCTTGCGTTGCTTCGTGCTGTCCCATTGAACGGGATAGCTTATCGGTTTGCCTGGCTCCTGCATTTCATCCCTGATATTCAGGGCTGCCAGCCACAGGGAGTATTCGAGGGTTTTCTTCATCTTCCCGAATAGTCCCATCAGGCCAGAGCGCATCGAGCCGGTGATTTTTATTTGAAACATTACAAGACCTCGAAGGTAGCCATGTTGCGGGAGGGTTTGTTCAATTTGGGCACTCCTAAATTTTCGAGTCCGATGGAACGCCGGGCAACCCAATCGGATAATTCCTTGTCTATGGTAAGGTACGGGGAAGTGCCGGCCTCCAATGCCTTCCTGCTGAAGAAGCGTCCCGACCTGTGCGAATAATCCGCCAGGTCTGAGACAATTCCCTCCACCAGCAGGGTCAGTTCGGAAACGACCACCTCCAGGGTAACCGGGGTGTCAAATCCGGCATCAGCCAGCCTTACATCCACGCTGTTTGAGACCTGTTCAAGCCATGCCTCGACCTGGCTCAGTGACGGGTCGGTGGCGGTTTCGTAAATACCGTCATCATCCAGCCATTCGCCGTTATTCGTCCATTGCGCGTTGTGTGCGGCCACGCCCGCTGCTGATCCGTACATGGTGGGGAGGAGTCCTTACGGGAGTCGGGACAAGATGGCCCCGACTCCCTCCTTTGGAGGATAACGGACTAGCAGCCTGTGACGTGGATCACGCCGCAGGAACCGTTCGAGTCGTGCTTGACCCGGATGGTCAGGGCGGAGAAGATGCGGAAGTCGATCATGAATCCACCGAGACTATCCCATTGCACCGGGGTGATGTCCTGCGCGATTGCAATATCAGCCACATCGGGGGATAACTGGAATACGATCATTTCACCAGTCGTCAGCTTGTGGGCCTGGTTGATGAATGACACTTCGGGCAACTGGGTCATGGCCGCTGTGCGTTCGGAAACGGCTGTACCCGACACGAGGGAATTGGTTTGGGCATACTGATCGGTGGCGACGTACACGCCATAAGGCCCGTAATAACCCAACTCCCGCAGGAAGGCGATTGCGCCGTTGAGGGTCTTGTAGAAATTGCCGCCAGTGCCGAAGTCGCCGCCGCCGCATTCGGCGGAGGTCTTTTGCAGGCGTTGGGGTTTGTTGGTCAGCCCGTAGACGACATTCGCGCCAACCTGTACATCATGGCCGTTGAAGATGATATCATCCACCTTGTCCTGCACGCGGCGGGTAGCTGTCCGCGACTGCGTGGTATCCAGGGAGACTCCGCTGCCGCGCCTCGAGGACTCCAACTGACGCAGGGAAAGCTGGAAATCCTTGTGGATCAACGGTACGGGGATGGACTGCGGGGTGAACGGAGTGCGGTCCTGTTCACCGCGGACAATGCCTTCCATCGAGACATTGGCCTCGGTCATGTCACCCAATTGTTCATAGGTGGAGATGATGACTCCCAACCCATCAAGGGTTTGAGTCAGTCCGAGACGCAGGAAGTCGTTGAGGGCGACATTCGGCGCACGGACAACGTCCAGAACTGCCGCGTCGATCTGCTCCCATTCGTAGCGGCGAAGCAGCGCATTGGCTACCATCACCTGCCTGAAAATTGGCTGACGGATCGGGCGGTTGTTGAAAACGACATCCTTGAACTCGCCGGTGGGGATCGAGACAACATTCTCTCCCCGCCTGTTGACATACGGGCGCAATGCGCTCAGGTCGAGACGGCCCTGTGTGGCGGTATAGGCTTGCTGGAATAAGGCGTTCATTTACAGTACCTCCACTTTGATGCGGACTGCCGCCCCGCCGGTACCCGGATCGTTATCGACATCCTCCAATGTCCGCGCTACCGGATTGGTTGTGCCGACCTTCAAATAGCCATCGCCATTCGATTCGAGCAGGGCGTCCTGGTCAACCGTGTCGTTGCCAGTGCCAGCCGCAAGCAGGGCGTATACTTCATCACCCGGACGACAAACGGCATAGCGGACGACTTCTCCATCCACATCGTAGGCAGTATCAATATCGCGACCCTCGAACAGGGCGTCCTCAACGGCAAACATCTTTTGGGCGAACCCGGTGGATGTGCTGTGAGGCTGGACGGTTCCGGTGGCTGTTCTTTCGATCAGCATACCGGGCATGATCTCTCCGACCCCGTAAACGTCAAGGGCTTCGAGCGCCCTTTCCTTGTAGATCGGATCGCCTTTGAGAATGATTTTCTTGGGAAGAGGAGTCATGTTAGTTCACCTTTCCTTGTTCCTGAGCCGCATAGTTCAGGAGTAGAGAGGGAGTCGCCAAAATATCCTCGTCCCCGGCTTCCCCGCCGTTCGTGGCGGAATTAACGAACCCGCCGAGTGCGGCATAGTTGGTGGGACGATAGGACGTGTCGAGTTTCTCCAACACACCCAGGGTCATCCCGTTCAATACGGCCTCATCGAAGGGGCAGGCTTTATTGACGATCAGCCGCGCGACAACTTCCTTCTTTTTGGCTTCGGCTTCGGCGGCGGCGTTTTGCGCCATTGTGGTAGCCGCTTGCACACCCTCCTGAATGGTTTTGATGCCATTCGCAAGGGCCTGAATACTGGCAGGAACATCGGTGAGCGATTTGAGCAGAGCCGCAAACTTATCCACTCCGCCAGCCTCATTCACTACTGACTCAAGCCCGGTCAGTGTGGGGGAGAGGGCAGGGGCGGCGGGAGTTACGGAAGCGGTCTTGCCTTTGTCGTCAAACGACACATTCCATCCTGTGTTATTCAGGATTGTTTGGATCAGCTTCTTGATCTCATCCATCTGGTTTTTCTCCTTGTTGAAATTTGGAAACAAATTAACAAGCCAGTTCGTAGGCTGACTTGGGGCTTGTGAATTGACATACCCTCCCCCGCTTTTATAGAACGGGACCTTCAGGAATACCTTGTCCCCATTGACCAGGGTTATATCGGTGATCTCCATGTCGAAAGGCTCGAAGGTATCCGCCGGGATCTCGTCGTCCTTGCCGATGTAGGCAATGGTGATGTGAGGGATAAAGCCGTGATCCGATGGGGTTTTGACCCCCTTCCAATCCAGATTACTTGAAAGCGTTTTGTACAGTAGGGGAAGTCCGGGGCTGTCAAAGGTGAGGACAAAGGCATCCTGTTCCCCGCCGGAAATAAAGCGGGCTAATCCCTGCACCTGTCCCGCAACCTTTGGCTGATATTCGGCCGTTTCAAACATGGATTTCAATACCTGAATGGCATCCATGTCAGAGGTCTCACCCAAAAAGGCCAGCGTCATGTGAAGGTTGTCATAGACTTCATCGGACATGAAGGGGAATTGAGCCTTGATCTTTTCCTTGATCGTATCGGGTAGCATGAAGGCGATCATGCTATTGGATGAATAGTCGGGATCGTCGGCGGCGTTCTCGAAAATGGCGTAGTTTTTCTTGACCCATCCCTCGCCTTTTTTCATGTAGCCGGCCCGCTTGCAAGCGCCCCAGGCTTTTTTAGCGGCAGTTTCCTCGTCATCACCGTCGGCCTTTGCCTTTTTATGGACTTCCTCCCACATCTTCTTCATTTTTTCAGGCATGTTTTCATTCATCATATTTTGAATGTCCGCATACACATCTGCGCGATTCATCATTAAAATTTTCTTCGCTAAATCTTCAATCCTGCTTTCAATCATTTTCTTTTCGCCGGGCTTCAATTTTCCCGCCTTAAGTCTTTCTTCCAACAAATCCAACATGGCCCTTTCTTTTGTTCCTGCGCCACGCCGCTTATCCACCGCCGAATCACCTCCTCCCTCCGATGTGCTTCCGCCGACCTCACCTTTACGGCCTTTGTGCCACGGATGTGTTGTCGCATTTTCCAGTGACAGCAAATTATAAAAAAGCATACTGTTATTCATACAGTCCTCACAATTGTTGATGGCGGCTGAATTGCGATTGATCCCGCAGCCGTCCTTGATCGAGCAGGCTCCGGCTTCGTCCGGCAGCACCGCGATATGATCCGGGTGGATTTCACGCTGGACTCCGATGTAGGGCAGGCCGTTGTGTTTGCCTGGGATTTGATCTATATTGGCGTAATAGCCTGTGGAGGTTTCGATGATCTTACCCTCTAGAATATCATCGTGGATTTGTTTGCCTTCCTCGGATGAAAGCAGGATCGCCTTGTCGAGCCAGTACTCTCCTGTTAGGCGGCGGTTGGCCGAGTCCAGCGATGCGCCAAAGAACCTGCCGAGTATGGGAACATCAGGGACTGGGACTCTGGCTGATCCGTTGTTTTGTTTGGGGTGGCGTAGGACGATAGGGACTCCATCCCAGTCTTTTACAAAGGCCCCGAATTCATCCATTGGGACAAAGAACTTGTTTAGGACTCCCTCTACAATGGTCACACCCTTGACAACAAGATACTCCTTGCCATCGAAGGTTTCAATTCTATGGGGGGTAAAGGGACTGAGGTTTGCGAAAGTGTGCATGGGACAACAAAACGCGAGAAGCCGTAAAGCTCTCGCGTTTGTGTCGTGCTTTCGCGTTCAGGTCAGGTGATTATAAGGAGTCTCGCCTGAGTTTCTAAAATATAGCATTATATCGGGAAATTTGCAAGCCCTGGGCTACCTCGGACATCTCCCACACTCGCATTTTGGAGGTGTTTTCTCGTCAATTGCCTTCAAAATTGCCTTTGCCTGTGCCTCGAATCGTTCTGCTTGATCTACCATGTACTGCAGGTAGATGACTTTATGCTCATAGGTCTCGCGGCAGCGGTAGATTATGAAGGCCCCGCCGCACCCGCTGTAACGCATGTATATCTGGACTTGTACAAAGTGTTCATGTAATGCGCGATTTCTTGATGGCCCATTGGCATATCGGTGGGCGGATACGGATTTTACCTCTATCAATGCGCCGTCAACCGTCTTGGCATCCAAGTGACCACGAAAACGGGTATCGAAGGGAGCCACAACTTCAACATTTCTGCCGGCGATCAGGTGGATGTGATCCAGTATTTTTAGGATAGAGTCCTCATGCTCATAGCCGGCAAAACTCATTCGATGGGTCTTTAGGTCTGCCGTCACTCCATCCTCGTATTCGAGATAGGCGCGGCGTGGGCAACCGCTAATCTTGCTCATGCCTAGATACTTACGATGAACATCAAAACCGCTATTGGCTGTGATGTAATCATTGATCGCTTTTTCAATCAAGTCTGTTCTCATTTCTTCCTCCGTTTTGTTTTCTGACATGGGTTGTAAAATGAATGATCTTATTCGTTGGCATCATTTGACCTTGTAAGTCTGACTGTATCAACGTCAATCCATTCCAGCCTCTTATCCAACCATGATGGATGGTGGGGACGGAATCTCAATACCAACTGGCCGCCATAAATGGAGGGTGTGTGGGTGAACATTTACATATTGAGATTGTTTTGGGTGAAGCTGCATAACAACATCCTCCTCATCCCAAAATATATTCTTTAATTGGCACATCTCCTTCCAAAGCGGCGTGGACATTTCCCTGCCTCTTTCAACATGGCAGGATACGTGCTCCCAACCCAATCCGTCGCTTGCAATACAAATCAATGAACGACCTACAATCATCGAAGGAAGGGTAAAACAACCGTTATTTTGAAAGGTTGAATCGCTCTTCATCCTTCCAGATGTAATTCTGTATTGTTCAGGAACTTGAAACATTAGACTCTCCGTTTCTTCAACTTACCAGCCGCCTTGTTCATATCCTTTTCATCCGCGTGGATGTAATTCTCCGTAGTGGTTATATTGTCGTGCCTGGCCAACTCCTGAGCCATTTTTATATCCCCCGTTTCCTTCCATACCTGGGAAACAAAGTAATGCCGAAATTGATGTGGCGTAACCCTCCACTTTGGACTCCGCTCCAGCAGGAGACTGCATATCTTTTCAACATCACGGCGGGCAGTATCCGAGTCGATGGGGCGGGGAGGCTTCCTGGAGTTCCTTAGCGAGTGGGACACGAATACATAGGGACTCTGCGCCTTGCGTACCCTGTGATACTCACGGATCGCGGAGATTACATCCTCGTCAATGATGAAATAGGCTTCCTTATCACCCTTGCCGATGATGATCCCGCGCAAGGTCTTTGTGTCCAGGTCTGACATTTTTAGCCCGGCAGCCTCCGACGCCCTCAGGCCGCTTCGGGACAGCAGGATCACAAAGGCTTTGGCCCTTGCCAATAGGAAATCATCCTTTACCTCGATCTTCATCACTTTTTCGTCTATCTCCTCCAGAGCCGGCATGTCCATTTTGCGGAGTCGTTTCCCTGCCTTCCTTGTCTCGTTGCGGCGCATATAGCGGATTGAGTCCATATTGACCGTGTGGATTCTTTTGGCGGATAAATACTCAAAGAATAGAGCAATGATCGTGGCTATCAGCTTCTCCGTGTGCGGATGCTTCTTCTTCAGGTAGGCCAGCAGGGTTTCGTAGTGCTTCTCAGACAGAGAAGCTATTGGAATGTTCTTTACCAGTGAGCGACGGAACACACTTGCGGCATAGGAGTATGTTTGGTAGGTATTTTTGCTCTTTGACCTCTGGATGATCGTCAACCAGTTGAAGAGGGCGGAAGAGACGGTTACGGTATTACTCATCCTCATCCTCTTTTTCGATACCCTCCATTACCCTGATCTCACGTCCGCAGGATGGGCAGAAATTTGTGTAGTTATCCTTTGGATTGCATCCATCCGTAAATACCCATGCGATTCCGCAAGTACCCTTCCATACGTCACCATCGGGATCATCATCCACCCCCCATACACAGTATGGGGGAAGCATTCTCTTTTTCAGGGACCCCATGAATTCGCCATGCAGGGCCTGGGCGCGGGTCGGCGTAATGGACTTCCCTTCCTCGAATCCCTCGATTCCGTCCGTCCCCCATGTCATGACGTAAATATCCACGTCATGCACCCATACCAGCAGGGACATGGCTCTGCCGATGCCGGCATGTTCTGAGAGTCTGAGGGGTTGATGCTCCCTCATGCGTCCATAGCGCAGATTGGTATTGCTGTCCGTTTTGGTCTCGATCAGGACGCTCGTTCCGTCAGGCAGCAGGGCACGGTGATCCCCGCTTACCTTTTCTCCGTAGACCACCTGATACACATCCTTGCGCCTTGCCTGTAAGTAGGGGATGGTGATAACCGGAGTCCCGATCTTCTCCACCATCAGAAATCCGATGGAGGCCAGATAGGATGCGGCCATTTGTTGACCATGTTTTCCAGACTGCTGTTGGATTTTAGCCATATTATAATTCTCCTGCCATCTAATTAAATCCAGGATGCTGATTCTGTCTGCAAACAGGGTTTCAATTTGATGTTCCAATTACGGTTTTCATGTTTTCATCCCTTGTTTTTAGTGATCGCTACCGGCCACAAGTTCCGCAAGATGCGCTATTGGGTAATTCGCATCCACGGCACACCTCTCGCATAGAGTCAGTTCGATGGGCTGCATAACCGCCTGTGCCATGTCTTTATCATCGCCCATAACACTTGCAAGGACTGCGTTACCGAGATAAAAAGCAGAGAGGCCATCCTGGCGCTCTATATTTCTCATATCGACCATGAATCTCTCAATCTTCACGATCCAGAAAAAAAGCGCCCCATTGTGTCCGATCTTTTTATGGCATATGGAACATTCCGCGTGTTTCCTTAGTTCCATTTCATTCATGACTCTCATGACTCTCCTCGTTTCTCAAATCCCGGTACAGGGAATCCCCGATAGATATTGCCATCCAATGTATTGCCTCCGAATATTCCGCCGACCCGCCTGGTCCCGCCATTCTGCTTATGGAAGTATGCGACTCCGTAGGTTTGGCATTGATCGCGCACATACAGGAACCATGACTGCTTGGCAGGGCGGGGGATGTATTGAGTCTCAAATCCACTCTCTCCGCCTGAGATAAGCCATTGAAAATCAGGCAGGACGGATGAAAAGTCAACCATGCCCAACGCCGGCTCATAGGAAATGAAACGCACTTTAGCCGGGATCTTCGAGAGAATTTCAGCCCTGTACAGGTAATCCTGATTCTCCACACTGACTCCCAACCATACATTAGGATAACCATCGCCCCAACCATGGGGCAGGCGATCCCTGATATTGTCGGCTCTTTTGGTCAATATTTGGTAGGTATGCTGAGGCGTGGTGCGAATGATCTCCCACGCTTCATCCCGCCATTCGTCAGCCTGTTCGATAAACCAATCAGACCATGAGCAGGTGAATATCAATTGCGGCTCGATCCATTTCAGGGGAGAGGTAAAGGTCGCGGGCGCGGCCCTTACGATCGCTTTCGGGTCTTTTCCGTACCTCAGGGACATATCCCGGAACATATAGCAGTTCTTACAACCGGGAGATACCTTCTTGCATCCTCTCCAGGGGTTCCAGGTAGCCATCGTCCATTCAATTGCTGATTGTTTGCCCATTACGACTCCTTATCTTTTTGGCACATTATCTATTGATGCTCTTGTGCTCATCCTTCCTTATCCTTTTTATATTGCTTCAACAAACGGATCGCCAAACTTGCGGCGGTCTCATCGAGATCAATTTCAGCTTCCCATTCTTCACGCAAATACCTGGCGAGCTTCCGAATTTGCGACTCGAAATAATCAGGTGGGGGGGGTGGTGGCGCTTTCAAAGCCTGCGCAGTCACAAGCCCTCACCGCGCAACCCTCAGCATGATTGGCAACATATTCAAGATGCTCATAGATAGTGTGTCCACAAGTACAAATTGTTTTTAGTTGGCTATATGAATTTTCCATATTTTTTCTCCTATTTTATATACGCTATAATGCCTATTATAACGTATATAAGGCGGAAAATCAAGTATTTTGATCCCCTGCTGTCATAGCTATGGCCTGATCCCCAATGAAAGCAGTAACATGAATTCCAGTGTTAGTTCAATAAGTGAAAGCATGACAATATCCCCTGACATGGCTCTGATACCAGCTACCTTCATGTACACAATGCCGATAATGAATACTATCATTACACCCTCTGTTTCTTGACGGTGGTTATCTTTTGCAGTAGGCGCATCTGTGTGCCAATCTCCCTGCATTTCCTCATGCCGGCCCGCACCGCCCGAATATCAATCCTTATCATCGTCTGGTGGTATCTGAGTTCCTGCCTGAGTTCCTTGATTAGAGTCTTGTTTGTTTTCATTCCCTGCCTCCGCTACGCTCTTGATCGCCCAAATAAAATCAGCAGCCTCGTTGTCGTTCATGGCCCGGTAGTGGTGGCCGTCGATGATTACAACGTCATCGGTCTGCCTCTCGACAGCCGCCGCCTGGTTGGCTCTTTTTACAACATCTTTCAGGAATTGAGCCATGCCGTCCCCGATCATCAGCAGGTCAATCCCGCGCTTGATCCCGGTATCCATGATCTTGAATGTATGGTTGGTGGAATCATATTTGCATGTCAGCATGACAGGACTCCTCTCGCTATTTCACTACGATAATGTTTTCGCATTTTGGGCAGCCCAAAGACCCCTCCCCGTCTATATCCGGCAGGGTATCGTCCACTGTGCCGGCCCATCCACAATTGGAGCAGGAGACCGCGACAATACCGACCTTTAGCAGCCCATCAGACTCCAGGAAAGAATTGTCTCTTTGTATATCCAGCTTTATCAACTCTTCTCGATAGTTCCAGTTGAGGTTGCCGGTGTCCCTGCTGTATTGCCTGGTTAATTCAATTTTCTTTTCTGAAAAATAATCCCGCCTTTCACCATCATTGGCAAATACAAGGGTTGCGCCTACCACATCTCCACCGGCGCAATGATGGACGGTTCTCATGGATTCACCCTGCTTGTCCACTCCGTCATTTTTTGCAGGTCAAACAGGTTTTGCTGATAGTTTCTCTGCAGGTGCATGATGGACTCATGGTAGTCACGGGTAATCAATTGCTTTATTTCCTCTATGGAATATGTCTTTTTACAGAGAGTACAATAGATTGACCCGTCATCCATGAATTGAAGTTTGCCCCATCCCTCGTTTATTAGTTTGTGGTTCGGACAGGCGATAAATGCGATTGGGGTATTCATTTGATCCTCACTTATTCAAAAGTTTGTCTGATAACTTCATCCCCATTCTCAATGGTGTGGTTGGGGTTGGGAATGACCCTGAATACCCTGCGCTCGGAAGTCCTGCCAAATTCGATCAGGTCAAACAGGGGAATCCGATAGACCAGGCCGCGCTTGTGAATTTCAAGCACATGCAGGTCAGCATGATATAGGAAAAGGAACTGCCCCCCATCGGTTTTTACTTCGACCTTGTTTCTGTGTGGTGCTGGCTGCGGCTTGGCGTCAGGCATTGGGTCTCTTTCTTGTCCGTATTTGACAAAGGCAATTTTCGCGGCATGTTGCCTGTGTAATGGGTACTATTTGATCTATTGGTATCCAGCCCAATTCCGCCAGTTCAATACAACCGGGGCGGTCATCGGAGTCATGGCAATGGTCTTCATTCTCGCCCAATATGCGTATGCCCTCATTGTGGCCGACTCTCCTGCCCGCCGCGAGTTTGGCATTCTGAAACATTCCATTGGCCGCCCTTGCCATCCTGCCCGCTGTGGACACGATACGCCCATTGAATGGCATTGTGCCTGTCTCAATGGCTATCTTGAACATATCCAGCTTGTCGAAATACAGGATACTCCATAGATAAAAGGCGTTGCGGGTTGCCTCGTTCTCGAAAAGCAAGCCGCCCAATGTGACGGTCCACACAGCGCGGAACAGGGCTTTCAGGATCGAGCGGACTCTGGCGTACCAGATGACGAACAGGATCGCGCCGGCCATCATCTGCTTGGTTTGGGTTCGGATGCGGTTCTTGGCTTCCGTGGATACCTTGAACACGGCTCGGCGAATCTCCGCCTCCGAGACCGTTCGGTTGGAAAGGACTCTCCTGTACTTACCACTTGCGGGATTGTAGATGAAATCCCGCTCACCCCGGCGCAGCGGGCGCGGGGAGGTTCCCATGCGGCGGGCATCCAATAAGCCGGGCAAGCCCGACATATTCCATAACTCGCGCATCAGTTCATCGTCTGTGATCGTGTGCGTGGTCAGGTAATGACGGGTCTCACTGGCCGACGAAGTGGGAAAGTTTTGAAGGATGCTGCGACTCGCCATGATTAGATCGTCCGTCCTGTTACGTCTTCTTCGGCCAACCCTTGCCCCGTCGCTATTCCAATGGGAATATTCTCGTCCTCATCGGCTTCGTTCTCCGACTCCCCTCCCCCACCGTTATTTGGCTCATCTTCCGCAGGCGTGTTGGGGGGCGAGTAATTATCGAAATGGCGGTCTGCAAAGTCTTTCAGGGTCATAAAGGTTTCGAAGTTGCCGTCCGTGATCTTGTCTATCACTTCGGCCTCGGCCTTTGCCACGTCCATCTTTTCGATGGGGGTCATTTCGTAGAGAGGCAGCCATTCCACGGAGAACTTGCCGGTGGAGGGCGCGGGGATAAACCCGTTCATGTATGCGTACTCCACAAAGGACTGCAACCACGGTTCGCAGGTTTGAGTCTGCCTGGCATTGATGACATTACCCACGTTCTTTTGATCCTGGCTGGATGCCAGTTCGCCGCGCTCAGACCCCAATAGAATCCTTTGGGGGATTCCCTCGGTGCCGGCCACCAAGCCGATCAGCAGGTCGGTCTGGTTTCTGCCGTCCACCATCTGCGTTGTTATCTGGGTCACGTCCATGTTCCTGAGTTGGATCAGGAGTCTCATCTGGTGCTCGTAATTCTCGACCTGTTCATCCAATTTCGTGCGTTCGGGTGATCCCTCAGCCGGCAACTGGAATCCCTCCCTTGCGGTAAGGATTAGGACACGGCGGATATGCTGCCAGTAGGCCTCCGATGAGGATCCGGCCACCTTCTCCAGATCGTTCAGCCAGTTGAATGATTTTTTCAGGCCGGGGATGCCGTAGACGTTGGACCTGCTTCTCCCCTGTTTGAAGTGGATCACCCTGGTATGGTGTACCGGGATGGACTGCCCGTTCTCCTCGAACTGGCATTGATACATATTGGGGAGTCCATAACGGGGCGACATAATATCAGTCACAGGTTCGGTCAAAGTGACCTGGCCTTCGTCCAGCACTCTCAGGAATTCTATAACGTTATTTCCTTCTGTGAGAGGTTCGGAGTACCTTGTCGTGCCCTTGACTCCCACCACGATCACGGCGAAGCGGGAAATACCCAATGCGACATCCAACTCATTGAAGAGGCTTGCAAGTTTGAATTTATCAACAAGGTTCAGCCAGTCTTTCAGGAACGGCGTACTATCCTTATAGTCCGCCTTGTCCTTGCCATCGTGCAGGACGGGGAACTTGCGCCACGACTCGCCGGCCTTGAAGTCCACGACTCTTGCGGCGATGCCGTTGCGGTCATAGAGATTGTAAAAATCAGTAAAGACAAGTTCCTTTTTCCACCCCAGGACATCGTACAGGTCGCGCCGTCCATTGAAGGACTGTCCCAATGCGGATTGCAGGGCGGAGCGGCTCACAAGTGACGCCATGTTATTGACGATCTGTAAGAGGTCGTTTTTCTTCTGCTTCTGTATCACCTTGTCATCGAAATCAATCCCTGCCCCATAGAACATATTGCCCACCATTTGGGTCAGGTCTTTTTTTGTAACATCCCTGCCCGTCAGTTTCTTGGGGCCGGGATTGATACGTTCTGCGGCGGATATTTGTGTTTTTTTCATGATTGGCCTTCCTCTGTGAGGGTCATTCCCTCTATACTGGATAGGGGAATGAAAATGCACTCAGACTCTTGCAGGTTCTTGAAATCCGATCCCACAATACAAAGATGATCCCCGTCCACAAATGCGCGATAAGCGTGTTTTTTGATTACAGCCATTATAGCCACGTCAATTTTAGTGGGTTCGTAATATTCCAGCTTTTACCTGACCCAATAAAATAAACGGACTGCCAGGTGCAGCGGAATTGGATAAAGGACGGCATGGGCTGAGAAGGAGATGACATAAGCGACTGCGTATCCCGCCGGCAAAGTTGTCATTGCATAGAGGGGGTAATTGATCCTCAGACTCTTGATCCAGACCGGGCCAAAAAAGTGACTATATGTTCTAAGGATTCCTTTTTCAGCCCAAAAGTAATCGTTACCCTTGTGTTTTACATCCTCAAACCCGAATATCCAAAAGAATTTCATGACTCTCTCCACTTCAAAGCCTGATCCAGATGGGAGATAAGGATCGTGGCCCATTTCCTGACATTCTCACAGCGCGGGCACAAAAGAAATAGTTCAGACTCCCGCGCCATCATGCAGGTGATGGGACTCTGGCAATGTTCTTTGAGAGCCGTCCTGTATTCCTGATGGGCGGATATGATCTTGGAAAGGTGGTTGAATTCAATACGTGGGAGCATGGGACTTCCTGCTATTGGTACTCATACTCAACGACAACCCAAAAAACGGGCTTACCATTCTCGTCCCTGTTCTTGACTGGAAACAGGTCGATCATGGGCTTCGTGAACTCAAGCCCCCCCCCTGGCATAACTTCATAAAGAGCGGGCGAAACACGTTCACCATCCACAAAGACATTCAATACTTTTGTTGGGGTAATTTTTGTCATGGCTGTGTTTTCTGGTTTTTATTATAGCACTCTCTACCACGCGCCGGCTATGGGTTGATCGGGCGCGAATGTCATAATCAGGGACTCGGCCTTGTCCGGGCTCCTGCCAAGTGATTCCTTCATCTTTTCCTTGTGGCTGATTCGCACCTTGCCGTTATACACCTCGTAAGACGGCGCAACAAGCTCATCTATCAAATCATCGTCGGGCGGGATCATGGCTCCGGGGTCGTTTTTCAACCAGAGCATACACGACCACCATAATTGATCCCGAAGCTGTGGAAAGACTCCCATCTCGTTCCCGTACTCGTCCCTGGCAATGAAGGTGGGGCTGGACGCCACCATTACCTTCTCGGCATAAGGAATCTTCAATCCCTGCATACGCGGGGCGACGCCGGCCCCGACTCCCGTACCGTCCACGTTGACTTTTATTTTATTCAACGGCACGTCAAGGAATTTTATGATCTCAGCGGCTTTGATCGCTGTCTGCTCCACGTCTATGCCGTTCCATGTGCGGATCGGCGCGACCCACCCACCCCACCTTTGAGTCAAGGCGTTCTTATCCCTGCCCTGGTCTGCCACGTCAATCCCGATGATCGGGAATACGGCCTTTGGTGGAATCTCTCCGTGGAGAGCCACATAGGTCTGCCAGCGTGAGACGGCCATGTCCACCCAGGCGCGGGAGATTAATTGCATCTCGGACTGCGGGGGGTAGACTCCGATCACCTTATAAAACAACTCAGGATTCTCCACCCTACGCCAGCCGGCGGGGAGTGGCGGGTAAGGGATATTTTGCGGGCTATTTGCAATCGACCCAACTAAAAATTGAGGGGTCTGGAAACATTCGAGATTCGGCTTTTCATCTTTCGCCATTGGCCTCGACCATTGATTGATGCGCCTGACGGTCATTTCCCTGGTGACTGCGCCCTTGATCGTTTCCACGCCTGTCAGTACGTTGGGATGATCGAAGGCGGAAAGGAAAATTATTTTTCCCTGTTTTTTCTTGACCATATTTGCCACATAGCCAATATCTGCGCGGGGGTTGAACATAATGAGCAAACGCGCCATGCCGCCGGACATACAAGACTCTATCCCCTTGTACACTTCGGGCGGAACAGCGTCCCCTTCATCCACAATGAAAAGCAAATGTGCAGAATGCTTTCCACTAAATTTTGCCTCTCTTTGTTCGGGCGTGCCAGTGGATGGAATAATGACACCAGAAATAAAGGACTTGCTGCTTCTCTGGATTTTCATGCCCTCGCTGATTTTATCCTCTGCGAAGACGTGCGGATGATCGTGGATGATCGTTCCTATTTCACCCCATAGGATTTGTTTCAGGTTGTTTTCGGGAGGGGCGGCGCTGATGAACACCTTGCTGTCGGTAAACACTTTATAGAACCAGACCGCAATGTGCGCGGCTGAATGCGACTTGCCAATAGCATTAGCCGATACCGCAATTGTGACAGTGTTTTCCATAACGCTTTCAATCACCTGTTTGATGGGGTCTGTAAACCGTGTCTTTAGGTGAATTTCATTGAAGCCCAAAGGGTCGCTGTCGAAAGAACCGTATCCGTGCAGGTATGATAGAGCAGTAGAGTCTCCCTTCACCGCCCTGTATCTCAATTCTGCCTCGGCTCGTATTTGCAGCTTACTCAGACTTTGACTTGCGTTCATCAATTTCTTTTTGGATAATGGAAGGATCAACCCCTTGTCGGAGTCTTAAGATTTGCTCAGGAGTGCAATCATCGAAGTCGAAATTATCATAAGTGACTCCCACTCTCTTTGGAGCCTCGACTCCTAAAATAGCGCAGCGTTGTTTGATGCAACTCATAACCCCATCCAGGAACCGAGCATCCCCGAATTGCTTTTCCTGTTTGGCGGTTTTCGTTATCCCCATGGGACTCTCGGATTGTATCTGTGTAATGGCATTCCCCTGGCTCCGCTCCCACGCCTCCCAATATTCCAGTTCCAGGACATCCAACTTGGCAAGTTCCTTCTGTTTTGCTTCATTGATGTCGTAAACACGCTCCTCTTTCCATTCCGCCTGAAGCAGTTTCAACTCGCGGGATACTGTCGGCTGGCTGATCTTCAACTCAAAAGCGATTTCAGCCTGAATTTTTCCCTGCAAATATAAACGGGAGATATTTCTGCGATCCCGCTCTATCTCCGATGGTTTCCTGTCTTTTGCCATTAGTTTCTCACCTGTTTATTTCAACCTTTCAATCTTTATTCCGGGGAATGCGTCAGTCATCCTTTGGAGTATGACGGCGCAATACGATTCGCTTATCTCTAATCCGCGTCCTTTGCGGTTTAGATTCTGGCAGGCTACGAGAGTCGTGCCTGAGCCGCAAAAGTTGTCTACAACAATATCACCTTCATCCGTATGGTTTAGCATAGCATTCATGGGTAATTCAACTGGCTTTATTGTTGGATGGTCGGGCGAGTGAAGTGGTTTATTTACATTCCAGGTTGATGTAGTAAATCCGCGTTTGTATCTCTTGTGTGTTTTTACCCACGTAAACAAAATGGGTTCGTGCTGATATTCATAGTCCAATCTTCCGAGCGAGAATGTCGGGGAGTTTTTTACCCAATTCAGAACGTGCCTTATCTCTAAGCCGGCATTCATCATCATCATCATCATCAATCCCAACGAACCGCCCTGAGGACTGCACACAAACACAGAACAATCATCGGCTAAATAATTCTTTATCAAAGTAAATGCAGACAAAAGCATCGCGCCTAAATCTTCTTTCTCGCTGTCTTGGTCTGATTCTATGTCTGTTAAATTCCTTCCAGAAGGCTGGAAGGAATTTAACATCCTATTCTTTGCACCAATCGAAACGCCATAAGGCGGATCAGTAAATAACAACGTTGCCTTCTCTTGCCTCATTAGTTTTTGAATATCTTGCTCACAGGTTGAATCCCCGCATAACAATCTATGCTGACCTATGGCAAATAAGTCACCTTTGCGAACTTTCCATTTCTTCAACAACTCCGCCACCCTGTCTGTCTGCGGCTCTGCATCCGCGTTTTCGTCGCCCATGTCGAGGCCGGCTCCGAGCAACTCTTTTTCCGAAAATCCCCAATCCAGCAGGTCTGGTATTTCAAAGTTATCAGCCAGCTTATCAAAATCCCATTCACCCGTATTTTTTCTCAGGCGTATGACGACTTCCTCCCGTTCCTTCTCGGTCAACTTGCGGGACGGGATACGCACATCTACCAGTGTACCAGGCGATACTTTGTTGATCTGCAATTCGACCATCAGTCTTTGATGGCCGTCAAGCAGGGGCAGCCTCTTCGCGCCATTCGCGGGCGCGGCGGCCACATACGGAATGACGTGATCGAATTTATTGATACTCTTTGATAATTCCCGTGCGTCGCTCTTCGATATTTTTACGGGATTCTTTTCCCACTCAATCAGGTCTTTCAACTTGACGCGCTTTGTAGTCCATTTGATCTTATCTTTCTTTGCCATCGCGCTTCCTTTTTTTATTCCTTCGGATTATTCGTAGTTTACCACATTGGCTACGCGATTTGAAGGATTCGGAAGTGAAATGACCCGCGCTCAATTCATAAAGAACATGGGTAGACGGCTGGATCATTTTGTGAAGTATGCCGATCATGGATGAACAATACATCCTTTGTCCCGCTACTCGACAAGGGATGTAAAACCGTGTATAATCAACCCAGGAGCATAACCCATGAAAAAAACGAAACCAACCACCCCCAACCCATCCACCCTGAAATCGCGCCGGCGCT